ACTATTGGTGTTGGTGCTGGATCTGATTTTGGTGCTGGATCTGATTTTGGTGCTGGATCTGATTTTGGTGCTGGAGGTACTATTGGTGTTGGTGCTGGATCTGATTTTGGTGCTGGATCTGATTTTGTCCTTTCACCTTTTCTAGGCGGAGGATTACCATAAAATCGTACTTCACGTCGTTGACCTATACCATGGCATTTAGCGAGGACAACTGGAATTGGATTTGCTTCAAGCTTTTCCTGTAGTTCTTCCCATTGTTTTTCTCCATCGCCATTAATATTGACAGGAAGAAAAATTTGTTTGTTTTTGCCTTTGCCGCCGTTATTCTTTTTGCCTGCAAAGGTATTACAAATCTTGTATCCATAATCGCTGAGGACTTGTTCTTCAAATGATTCGAGGTTTTCTTGAATAAGCTTATCAAAGGTATTTGCTTTAAATATCTTTAATAAAATTTCCTTAGCACGACCTAATTGATCACCGTATAAGACAACGAAATAGAGAACTGGATTTCCTTCTCTAGCTGCTTTCTTTGTCATCTTTTCATAAAGACTAACATTTTGTTGCTCTCCAGAACTATCTTCTAAAAGAATATTATGGAAAAGTATACTAGAATTATTGACTGATTCTGAATTTATGAATGGAATCACTCTTTTTAATCCTTTACCAGCTTTAGTACCAGCCTGTCTTAATTTGTCACTAGCTCGATCTGTTGCATTAGCAATGGCTGTACGAGCGCCTAGAAATCTTCCTGGACGTACTTTTTTACCATCACCGCGCTGTCCAAGGTAATCTAATATTTTAAAAATTTGCGGATTTTCATAAACAAGAGGAGAGCCATCTCGCATTTTCCATCTTCCAAGCTCACGCAAAATAAGTTCTTTATCTGATTTTTGGTAGTCATTAGCGATTTTGATGCCCTGTTCAATAGCTTTAGAAATTTGACTAATACCTTGTCCAAATCCGATATTTGTTGTTGCTAAAGCCTTAAGTGTTCCAGCTGCCGCATGACCGAAGCCTTGAGCCTTTTTCCAGCCTTTATACAGTGTAGAGGATGAACCAGATGGATTTACTCGTGTTGCTTTTGACCTGAAAAAATTGTTTGAGCCGTCCTCCGCATTTTCATTAATAGGCACATCAATATTAATGTTTTTATCAGAAATCTCTGATCTTGAGACATCAATTAAAGCATCTAGCTTATTAACTAAGAATTCTTTTCCTAGAAGTACTTTATTTTTATTTGTTGATCTGTTACCCACTGTAAACGGAACATTGTCATATTCTTCATCTGCGAATTTAACATTAAGAAGAATAACAGGTCGTTCTTCAGTTTGTCCAGCTCCGATATTAATACAAACTGTATCTTGTACTTTTTTTGAAACTTTGTGGACTTTACCTTTATCATCATAGGTGCTAAAGATTACAACATCACCCTGGTAATAGAAGTCTTCACCATGGATAACATTAAAAGCTGAATTTCCAGAGTCAACTTTTGCTAAGACTTTACCTACACCTTTAATAAAAATTGGCTCTTCCAGTCCTACAACTAATTTTTCTAGCTGTAGCTGGTAATTTAAACTTTTGAGATATTCTAAAGATTTCATAGGCTAGATAAAGGAATAGAAATTATCATTGGTTCTGATAATGTTACTTCACCATTAGAAGCTTGATTATTTGCAATATTAACCGATTGCTGAAGGTTTACGGCTTGATTAATAACAGACATCGTTTGATCTAAGCTTGAATCAAAATTGGATAAATCTGTTATGAGTAATGCTTTAAGATAACTCATTTGTGGTGAGCTAACCTCATTATTAAAAATTTGTGTAATAGTATCTAGTTTACCTTTAATTGAAGAAATAATATTAGCAAGATCTGAAGGCTGTTCAGGCTGTTCAGACTGTTGAGCTGGAACAATAACAGCTTGATCAAATGATTGAGGCTTCTCGACTTGCCAGTCAAAACTAACGTCTTGGCCACCAAGTAATTCTTCCATTCCTTCAAAAAAGATTTCACTAGAAATCTCAGCTAAGTTCTCTAATTTATCTTCTTCAGTCATTATATATTTTCTATTTATCTGACATTATGATATAATATTCTTATATGAAGATTGCAATAAGTGGTACTGCAAATTCGGGCAAAACAACTCTTTTGAAGGATTTTCTTAATACTTGGCCAAACTATGTTACCCCAACTAAAACATATCGAGATTTACTAAAAGAACGTAATTTAGGACATTCAGATAAAACATCCGAGGAAACTCAGCAGTTGATTTTAGACTTTATGATTAATCAGCTGGAAGAAAATAAAGATCAAACTCATATTATCTATGATCGCTGCCCAATTGATTGTTTGGTTTATACAGTACAAGCATCGGAAGATGGATTAGTATCCGATGATTTTGTTACCGATATGATTCTAAAGATTCGTAATTCACTTCACCTATTAGATGTCATTTTTGTACTTCCATATGATGAGCGAATTCCAATTCAGAATAATGGCGTTCGTAATACAGATGTTGAATATATCAAGAGAATTGATTCAATTTTTCAAAGTCTAGTCCACCAGTACTTCACAGATTTTGAGGCAAATATTTTCTTTCCAGTTGAAAATTGTCCAGGTATTGTTCCATTAGAAGCTTCTAATAAGCTGCTTCAGATTAAGGGTATTCTTAATAAAGATGGGGACCTGTATTCACCAGAAGATGATATACAGGCCCAAAAGGATTTGGCTAAAGCTATTAGTGACGCAAAGAAGTCTAAAAAGCTTCTTGAAGCACTTATTGAATCACAAGGAGAATTATCTAAGGAAACTCAACCTAAAAAGGAACTAATCTTATGATTTAAGGCTTAACAAGCTGATTGGAAGCGAGACATCATCTGGAATTGTGAGAATTGAGCTATTTGCGTTAATAATCGCTAATAAATTGTTTACTTTTTCTCGTATCTCGTTATAATTTGTGACGTCGTTCGTATTCAATTGATTCACAGCATCAGCTAGTGTAGCGGTACTTGAATCAAGATCACTTACATTAATTGTTGCTGTACCAATTGTTTCGAACGATTCACCGTAGGTGGAATATGATTCCCACATCTCGGTAAACTGTGACTGGAAACTAACATTATCCAGAGGAATTAATAGTGAATCAAAGTCAAAAAGCATTGTACCAGTTGATGTCTGAACGATGAAATTATCACCAGAGCGCATATTATCAAGTGCTGGCAAATCTGTAATGCTGGCGTATACTTTGTTATTTTCTGTTGTAATTGCCATTGTAATAGATATTTACTTGGCCACTGTGAATAGAAAATATGAATCACAAAATACAATTATAATTTATGTTAGATAAAATAGATTTGACAGAAACTCTTGAACGTCTATTATTCAAGGATGATTCAAAAGGCTTACCAGCAGAAATGATTGGTAAATCAGAATACTATATGATAGATCGATTTATAAGTTTCTATCATCCACAATTAGCTGAGCTTATCAATCAGTCAATGAATAAAGCCTTATTCTCACTAGCTAATGCTGATATTATTGGACCTGATGAAGAAAGGTATTTCTTTGAACTTTTAGATGCTTCAATTCCCAAATTGCCTGGTTCTAAATATTATTATAATTATATCAAAAAACCATCCAGGTCTAAACTGGATAAAATGGAAGGTTTACCTGAATTTGTACACGCTTATGCGAAAAAACATTGTATTTCTGAGCGAGAAGTTTGGGGAATGTTGTACATGTATGATATAATAAATGAGTAATAAATTATGGTAGCCGATATTGATGATTTTTTCAAAACTGAAATGAGCCAAATTGATCTTGATTCTCAACAAGTACAAGGTGATTTGGGATTAGCTGACTTTATCCTTAGTGAAGTATTTTATGATACGCTAGTTCTTAAAATGGTTGATATGGATGAAGGACTAAAGAAGCAAGGTAACTTCTACATGGCAGCTAAAGCTGACGTTAAGGCTTGGCGTCGTGGTGTTATTAAAATGGTTGGTCCTAATGTAAAGCTCTATAAGGTTGGCGATATGGTTATTTTCCCAGGTGTTAAAGGACTAGAAACTGGTGAAATTCATATTCGTAACGAAAAAGGTGAAGTAGAATACATCAAGAATGGACATTTTCTTTCAGAAAATCGTATTTTTGGTAAAGTTGAAGAATTAACAGAAGGCCAGCAAGTGGTCATTGAATAATTATGAACAGGTCAGAGCTCGATTCATTATTGTCAAATAACGTACTTTTGTTATCATTTAGACGAAGGACAGATCCTGTTGGTTTTCTTCGTCGTATGATTTGTACTAAATCCAATTATATTTTGAGCTCTTTTTCTGCTCGAGCTAAGTTAAATTTCCGTCCACCAAAGTATGGTGGGACTAAATTCGACCAGAAAAAATTAAATCTAGTTGTTGTTTGGGATATCTTGATGGAAGACTACCGATGCGTTCCTTGTGAAACAGTAAAAGTTATGGAAGTTGTTCCCGAAAAGAAATTCTGGACATATTATTCAAATAATATTGAACCGATGAACAAGCGGTCAAGAGAAACATACATGAGAGGTAAGAATGGATATAATCGACGTTAAAAGTATTTTTGATCCTTTATTATTATGTGATGTGGAGATTATTCATAATGATAAAATCCTTAAAAAAGGTAAATTAAAATTAGTTTCTAATAAAAATCATATTATTAAACTTTATCTGGATGTTCAAGGAGATATTCGTACATTTGAAGTACTTTATCCATTTTCTTACAGATCTTGTAGTGATACAATTATTTTAGACTATAGTCTTGAAGATCTCACTTATAATGATAGTGAGCTTCAAGCATTGATTGAAGAATTAACTACTGATCAATCAATGCCTTTCCTTAATACATCAATTTATATCAAGAAAATCAAGTAAACATGAGTTTAAGTTCTTTCTTTCCTGCTGGTTATACACCAAATAGCCAGCAGGCTTTTATTTTGAGCGAAATCGAAAAAGCTCAATCAAAAGGTTTAAAGTTTATTGTAATCAATGCTCCAACCGGATCAGGTAAGTCAATGATTGCAAAAACATTAGCAAACTCGACCCCATCACCGTCAGCAAGTTATCTTGAATATGTGCGAAGCGGTGCAATTTATGAGTTAGATGAAGAAGAATTAGAGATGTTTGAACCAGTTGGCACAGCTGTTCTAACAATGACAAAGACTCTTCAGGATCAATATTCTAAGTTGTTCAATGATTGTGCTGTTCTTAAAGGTAAAGGAAACTATCCTTGCTCATTGTCATCTTCTCTTAGTTGTGATTTAGGACCTTGTAACTTTAGTCCAGAACAAAAAGAACAATGTCTTAATTGTGGACTATGTGAATACTATAATAAAAGAGATGAAGCAGTTAGTTCTGAGTGTGGATTGTATTCTTATGCCATGTTTATGGCTTTACCAGAAGCCTGCCAAATGAAGAAAGTATTAGTTTGTGATGAAGCTTCAGAGCTAGAAGATCTTTTAGTTCAGAGCTTTACCATTCCTTTTAACTTTAAGATTCTTTCTAAATTAAATCTGGATATACCAGTCACTCCAGTGCAAGGGGCACCCTATGAGCAGTATATCCTATGGCTTCGTTCAGTTAAAAATGAGGTATATTCTGCTTATAGGTTTTTGTGTAACAAATATCGTAAGCAAGATTTATCTAAAGCTAAGAAAGAGGAACAATTAAAATATAGAGCTTTAACAGCTCTTAACAATACATGTGATAAAGTTTTAGATATTATTGGACATACAGAATTTATTATTGAACATAATAAGGATGAGCTAAACTTTAAGCCACTTCGTGTTGATAAAATTGCACGTACAATCTTTAATAAGAGTGAGTTAGTAGTTCTCATGTCAGCAACAATTATCGATCATGCTAACTTTACTAAGCAGCTTGGCATTGGTAAAAATGAATATGCTTACATTGAAGCAGAATCAACCTTTGATCCTAAAAAAGCTCCGATTAAATTAGGTACATCTGTTTACGTAACATATTCAAATAAAGCTGTTACAATTCCCAAGTTAGCAGCCGTAGCAAAAGAGATCTGTAATATTCATAGCAATCAAAAGGGAATCATTCATACTCATACATTAGCTATTACTAATGAAATACAAAAAGCCTGTGGAACAAGCTCTCGCTTTTTATATAGAGAGAAGGGAGTATCTAATGAAAAGCTGATCAATAAGCATGTAGCATCAGAAGAGCCAACAGTACTTGTAAGTCCATCAATGACTCATGGTATTGACCTTAAAGGTGATTTAGGTGAATTTGCTATTATTGTAAAAGCTCCATTTTTACCATTAGGTGATGAAAGAATTAAGAGACTTGCTAAAGAAGATGTTGATTGGTATAATGATAAGATGATATCAAGCTTCATTCAGATGTGTGGCAGAACAATTCGGTCTAGCGAAGATACATCTATTACATATGTTTTAGATGCAACATTAACTAAAAAGCTACTAGAGATGAAGGATAAGCTTCCAAAGTATATCATTGAAAGATTCTGTTAACCTTAATATTAAATAGCTTTATATGTTGAATCAGAGGTATTGTTCAGAGATTGAATCTCTTCTAATTCAGTTTGTTTCAGCCTTTGATGATGGTAAAATTGTCCGTCCAATCAAAGACTCAACTGAAGTTGAATATATTATTCCTCGATGGATTGTCTCTGGAAAGCCTCGCGTATTTTATGACATTGTTAATCAAGCTGGTAATATTACATTACCAGTTTCAGTTGTTGAAGTTGGTGGTATTTCTTTAGCTAAAAATAGGCTGTTTAATAAGATTTTTCCACAAAAAGTCCCATATAATGGAACTCTTGGATATCGATATAAGCAACCAACACCAATTGATATTAAAGTTAATGTAACATTCTTTACCAAATTCTTTAATGATATTTGGCAAATGATGAGTAACTTTGCCGTTTATACTCAACCATATATCTTTACAAGCTGGAGAGCTAACTCTGAAGGATTACCATTTACTGAAGAACTTCGTTGTAAAGTAACTTGGGATGGAAGCTTTAATATTGAATATCCTAAAACTGCTAAAGAAGATCAACAGTGGTTAATTCAAGGAACGGCTGGCTTCACGTTAGAAGGCTGGCTATTTGAACGGCCTGCTTCTGGTGGTAAACTAATAACAAGTGTTCATGCTCATCTTGGAGCAACTGCACATAATGTTAGTTCTGTAGATGATGATGGACTAATTGATTATTATGTTAAAGAAGGTTGGCCATCTATTACAGCAATTAGAGGTGAAGGTCTTCGACTAGTTTATAAAGCTGGTGATGTTATTCCACTTTTAAATGGAAAAACCTTTACAATTGAAGGCCGTTCTTTCTTCAAAGAACAATGTACAGGCCTTCTTATTAAACCACTTAGTGAAGAGTTTGAAACATTATCAGATTTAACACCTGTTACAGTTGATACAATTAAAATGGGTAAAGTATCTGGTTTTGCTATTACAGAAGAACGACTGGACATTGGTGAGAATATTATTAAATTTGAAGTTCCTAACTTGCCGGCTGGATTAAACTATGATATAATTGTTTATAATAACGCAGGTTACACATCAGCAGAATCCTCTAAAGGTATAACGTTTGAGGCAGTACAATCTAAATAAAATCAAATTATCTAATAAATTATGGCAGCTAGTAAAAGTCGATATAAAACGAACTTAGGGAAGGCTTTAGCCAGTATTGCAAATGATATGCACGTACTTGGCAATTTTATGGTAGCAGATCCAAGTGCAGGAGCTAATCCTAAGTATGATATTTTCAAACAAACTGGCATTCGCCGTAAAGAAGGGTTAGCTAATAATGCCGTTTCTGTTGCATTTGAACGACCACAAGAATTGAGCATGGCTCAACTTGGAAGATATAATCCATACGGATCAATTTTTTATTCATCTTTAAATGATAATAAGGCTGGTCGATTATATGAATATCGACTGATGGCTGGTTATTCAGAAGTCCTTAATGCTTTAGAAAATATCTGCAATGAATTTATTAGTTTAGATGATAAGGGACAGGTTGCAACGTTCACTTATACTAAGCCATCTGCATCAGTTCTTGAAACAACAACTCTGAATGAAGAATTCCAGTACTTTACAAAGCTGTTTAATTTTGAAGAAAAAGGATTTAATTATTGTTGGAAGTTTTTAACTGAAGGTGAACTTTTCCTTGAACTAATTGTAAATGATAGTCGTCCTGAGAATATCAAGGAAGGTATTCTTGGTGTTGTTGATATTTCTGCAGAATTAGTTGATACAATCTGGAAGTCTAAGAATGCGATGATCATCGATTCGTTCATTGGTCGCCGCCCAGTTTATGATCCTAATGATCCAAATAAGCTAGAAAAAATTGAACTTGTTCCTTATCAAGCAAACCAGCTATTTTATGTTTGTTCAGGTAAATGGGACTCAGAAGGTGAGTTCATGGTTCCATTTATTGAACGTGCTCGTCGCCGTTATATCCAGCTTTCATATATCGAAGATGCTATTGTTATCTATCGCTTAGTAAGAGCCCCAGAACGTCTTGTGTTTACTGTTCCTACTGGAAATATGGCTCCTTATGATGCTGAACGTTATATGAAGTCGTTGATGGATCAATATTGGAAAACAAAGGTTATGGATGTTAATACTGGAGATATTACTCAAAAGTATAATCCACAATCAATGACAGATGCTTATTATTTCAGTAAGCCACAAGGTGGTGAAGCAATCTCAGTGAGTCAATTAAAGGGCGGCGATAACTTAGGCGAATTGCAGGATCTTGACTTTTTCTTAAAGGCATTATATCGTGACCTTAAAGTCCCATCATCATTCTTAAATCCTGAAAAGAATGCTAGTACTGATGCGAGCCAAATTCTAGTAGAAGAACTTCGATTTGCTGACTTTATTACATCTATTCAAAAAACATTTGCCGGGGCACTTAAGCAAGCTTTTATTACACACCTTAAGTTTAAGGGCCTTTGGAGCCGCTATAAGATGCATGAGAATCACCTAGAGATTAAGTTTAATCAGCCAAGCTCTTACTATCTTATGCGTGAATTGCAGCTTACGCAAATGCGTAATGATATCTTTAATTCTATTTCTGGAAATGAAATGATTTCTAAGATTTATGCACTTAAAAAATACTTTAAGTGGTCTGATAAGGAAATCCTTGCAAATATTTCTTTCCTTAAAACAGAAGCTGCTCTCCTTTGGGAAATTCAACAACGTCGTGAATATGGTCCAACCTGGAAGAATGTCATTACTGGCCAGAATCAAGAAGGTTCTGGCGGTGGCATGGGCGGCGGTATGGACTTCGGTGGAGGTGGAATGGGAGGCGGTGGAATGCCTGACTTCGGTGGTGGAGGAGGAGGCCTACCTGACCTTGGTGGCGGAGGTGATCTTGGAGGAGGTGATATGGGCGGTGACGCCGGTGGAGAACCTCCTATTGGATCAGGAGAAGGTGGAGGAGGAGATATCGAACCTATCTAATAGAAAAGCCGGGATTAACTTCCCGGCTTTTTTTATACAATTTCAACTGTAATATCTCCTTTTTGTAAGTTACTAACAAGTTCTGATGTTAATGAACAATTCTTAAATTTTACTCCACTTAAGCTAGATAATGATTGAGGAATTAAAACACAATTACCAGATGTTAAGAATGTCTCATCAGAACCAACGATCTCAATATATCTGAATAGATTATTAGCAACATTAATATAAACACTTGGTGCTAATGTATCTAATTTAATTGCACCAGCACAATAACAACCAGATAAATTAAGATATCGTAAATTTTTACACTTTCCTAGAGATAAATGGTTAAGGTAAGGACAGTTAGTAATAGTCAAAGATTCTAGTGATGGAAGATTTAATTCAAGTGATGTAATATCTTGTCGTTCGATTGTGAGTTCTGTAATAAGATCTTTTTCTTGAATCTTTCTTCCATCTTCATTCATCGTTAAAGCTGTTATAAGAATATTATTAACAGATCTATTAAAATTAGAATCAACAGTTAATGTTAAATTATATGGATCTGAATTAATCTTAATAAAATTTGGAAGATATCGATTGGTATTTGTATAAAGATAACGATTAAATGTACTTGGTGCAATATTAAGAGTACATTTGAAGACATTAACTTTTGATAACATTGAAACTGAGATTGTTTCAAGAGGTAAGTTATTAGAAGGAATTACAGCTTTTGTTGCTTGAGCTAAATTAGATAATTCACATTCTGTATTAAGAACTGGCCAGTCAACAATACCATTTTCTGGAATTACTGGCTCTGTTAATCCAATTTGAGAAAATTTAATATAGTTATCTGACATTGATTAATTCTATGTTTTTAGTGTTAGCCCAGGCTTGTTCAAGTTCGGTGAAATTTTCACCATCATAAGCTGTAAAATAATATTTAATTTTCTCTTCTAAACGCTCTTGTTCAAGAATCCAATGAAGAATATCACTTGTTTCTTCAGTGAAGATTTTAAATATTGAAGCATTATGAATAACAAAAGACTTGTTATACTTCTTAGAAAAGCCAATGATATATTCAAATGTATTACCAGGAGATAAGCATTCAAAAATCTGAAGATTAAACAAAGGACGGATATCTACGACATTACAATGGACACAGTTTTCACCAGTAACCTTAATGTTTTTAAGACTTGGACAAGATGTTACATCAAGATTACAGAAATCTCCAGAAATAAATTCAAGGTTTAAAGCAGAAGCATTTTCAACTGAAATATGTGATTCTTTTAAAATCGTATTACTTGTTGGATAGGTTAAGGTTAAGCTATCAGTTGTATAATTATAAGTCTGAGAATCATCTGTGTATCTATAACTTACAATATTTGTTGTTGGATTAGCTGTATGATATAACTTAATTTTACCAGTTGTACTATTAGACCGTAAAAAGATTGAATTACCTTGATTGTAATGCTGCTCTTCTGTCTTATTGAAATTTGTTAAGTTTTCAAGCAGAATAGATCCCCTAATAGTGTTAACATTATCACTAAAAATCACAACTGGATTTTTGAGATTAGGAGTAATAGCGGTTTTAAGAGAATCGAGTTTAACAGTATTCATTATAGATAAAATAGCCAGTTTTTAAGTCTAAGTTTTTCGAGAGTATCAGCAATTGCTTTAGATGATCCTTGTACTCCATCCTTTGTATACTTTTTACCATACATATAAACAGTTCCACATTCATCTTCAGAGCTTCTATCTGGAAGATTATTGAGGAATGTTTCAAGATTTGAGCGATTAGTTAAAATATTAGATTCAGAGATGTCTACATCCTTCAATAATGACCACGAAATAGCCGCAAATCGCTCTGGATCGTCAATCTTAGTATTTTGTAAGGAAAGGCTTCTAAGCGTGTTTTTAAGCAATTCTGGATTCGTTAATGACAAGTTGTAACCGATAACTTCAAAGCTTTCAATACAGTCTGAAATAGTTACTGTAACGTCAGTTCTGGCATCATCAGGATTATAAAGTTTAAATCTTGGAACCTTTGTATTTTCAAAGTTAACAGTTCTTAGCTGAGGATTTGATCCAAATGGAAGTAAAAGTGAATCAAATTCTTCATTATTAGATACATCAACTGATACTAATTTAGAGTTATGAGAAACGTCTAGGGAATGTAACTTATTATTGGCCAGGTTGAGCTCTTCCAGGTTGGATAAATCAACTAAATTAATGTTATAGATATTCTTATTAGGAGCTGAAATTGTACGAATTGTCCCTTTATCACCAATTGCTCTAATTGTTTTATGCTTCTTTTGGAAGAAATAGTAATTGTTTAAGTTTGCTGTACTAAACCAAGAAGTATCAAATTCAATTTTTGAATCATCTTCTTCAGTAATATTAACTGTATTTTGTTTATTATTGAAAAACCAGTCAACTTCTAGCGTTCCAGAGCCTTTAACGTCAAACGAATATTCCTCTTGAGCAAATTCAATAAATGCTGAAGATAACTCATATCTTGTACCATCAAAAATAAAGTCATATTCATCTCTAACATAGGCTTTGAAGTCATAGTAATTGATTGACATGGTAGCAAAGCCTGGGGTTGAATACGAGCCAAATTCAGGAGCATTCCAATAAGTTGCTTTAGTTTCAGCTGGAGACATGTCAGTCTTAATCGGAATCCATTCTTCATCGAATATGCCAGCATTTTCATCTTTGATGTACAATGTTCCTTTAATTTCGTCATTTAAATTAGGCTCATAGCGCATTTTAAATGTTCTGAATGACTGTCCGTCCCAGTTAGGGATCATGATTCCCAAATCTTTACCATGAGCAATATTTTCAAAAGCCCAAACAGACCAAGTATCTGTCTCAGAATCATAATAATTTCTAAAAATAAGCGTAAAACGGAACTTTTTAGCATCATTATTAGCATCATATGCGCCAAAACAAATGAAATTTTGGACTGTTGTACCAACAGTTTGCTTCCAAAATTCACCATCTAGCCCATCTGATGTAATATCTCCCCATAAAGGAGGATTTCTATAAAAAGTATAAGGAGGAATAGCAATTCTAAATTCACAAACACCAATACCAGTTGATTTAATTAGAACCTGATCTTCATCAGAAAGTGGGCGGTAGTAATAAACAACGCCAACAGATGTTCCATCAACGATTGTAATTGATGGCTCATGTTCTAATAGTAAACCATCAGGTGTTTCACCAACAGTTAATACTGTATTTGATGCTAAATTGTTACCTGTTCTATAGAGGGTCCATTCAAGACCGTTTAATTGATCTTCAGGTTTTACCGCATCATTATAATCATAATGGCCGAATGTTAGGTAGTTATTTGGTTCAAGATTAAGATATCGAGGATCATCAAGATCAATACTAAGGACTTCTTTTCCTTCTAAATTATAGGATTTTTGAGAGCCCTTAATAATATCTGACATATTAGCCAAATTATATTGCTTTGTTCTAAAGTTATCATTGATAATGATATGATCTTCTGTCTTTTCTGAACTCATTGCTAATAGATGTATTTAAGCCCTTGGTAATACTAATAAAATTAAATATCTACATGGCATCGACAGACGTATGTGAGGTCCAACCGCTTCAGGCTTTTTTATCAACTAATCTTAACAATAGAAATAAAACATTTAATGATATTTCTAACCGTATTTTAAGACAATTAGGATATCCATCCAATACAGTAGAATTACATCGAGATCAAATTTATGACTCTATTTCTATTGCTATTGAATTTTTTACAAAATATGCTGGGTATACAGAAGAAATATTAGTCTTTGATTCTAATCTTTATGAACGAGATAAAGGCCTGAGAATCGATAAGATGTGCACAATTGCTTCAAATAAAGCAGCAACTGAAGCAAATATTAATCCTAATCTTTTCCATAAAACATATGATAAAGCAATTGAGTTACCTAAGAGAACTTATATTGCAACTAGAGATATTCCTCAAATGGAATTGCCTTCTACATATGATAAAGATATTAAAAATTTAGAAGTTATTACTGCTGAGCAATACGATGAGATTACGACATATAATGCTTCCCTTTGTTCATTCTTTACCAAGAGTCGACCAACAGATTTTACTTTTAATGGTGAAAGAATTGATGAACATGGACAGCCAGAAGAATTTCAAAATGCCTTTGACTATGATCTGATGGATTATCGTAAAGTTTGCGAAGTTATTTCGTATGATGAGTCATCTAATCGTAATATGACATCTTTGTTTAGCTTTGAGTCTGCTTTAGCTTCTCAAGCCTATTATACATATCAATTTTCTTTAAGAGGTTTTGATTTACTTTCATTCCATACTTTACATGAGTTCCTTAAGACTAGACGTCGTACGTTAGCCTTAGACAGATCATTTTATTTTGATCCAAGAACCCAATACTTTACCTTATTACCCCAACCAAAGCCTGGTACGTCATTTTATGGTATTATCCAATGTCGTGTTGAACGTCCAATTCGAGACATCATTGATCGAATGTGGGTATTCAAATATGCCTTGGCACAATGTAAAGTTATTCTTGGTACAGTTCGTGGACGCTTTGGTTCAGTTAATTTAGCCGGTGGCGGCGTTATGGCTGACTCTTTAAGCATCCGTGCTGAAGGTATTAAGGAAATGGAAGTATTAGAAAAAGAATTAATTGAAGGCTCTGCCTTCTCCGAAAAGAAGCCAGCAATGTTCTTTGTCGGCTAAATTAAAAATTAAATAACAATAACACTATGATTCTAGAGTTCGATAAAACCCGACGGCTTACTACGTCACTTGGTATTATCACATATGGAGACAAGTTAGATTTACAGCTTGAATTTGAGCCTACTTGTTCCGAATGTTATAATACCATTAATAGTATTACTTTAAATGTTTTTAAGAAGGGTACCTCTAGCACAGATGGACTATTATATTCATTTTCAGATTTTACTCTATCTGATGCTACAACATGGTATGGCACTTCTATCTTTGTTTCAGATGATCTTCATGAGCATCTAGCTAGTCTTGGGCGAGGTACACTAATCCTTGATGGCCAATTTGTTTTTGAGTTAGACGGTAATAAGACAGTCAAATCTCAGGTTTTTATGATGAAAGTGTATCATGCCGAGGAAGACTTGTTTATTAACGATCACTCTTACTTGACTGCTGGTGAAATTGACGAAATTGTTAATACTCTTAATCAACGGGATGTTGAACTTGATGAAGCAATTCATGCTAACACTGATGCTATTAATGATCTACGCACAGATTTAACAGATCTTAGTACAACAGTAGAAAATAATCAATATGCTAATACTGTTAAGTTTGCTGAAGTAGATGCTTCTATTGAACAGCTTAAGGAAAAAGATGCGAGCCTTGAATCTTTAATTAAGGCTAATACTGAAGCTATTGAATCTGATAATACTGAAATTGAAGGTATTCATGATGATATTACTAACTTAACTGAAGTTATTGAAGCAAATAAGAAGGATATTACAGTTAAGTTAGAAGACCTTTCATCTAATACTACTGAGCGACTTTCTTCACTTAAGCATGAAACAGACTTAGATATCGAAGCTGTAAATCAAAAGATCGATAATGCAATTACAGATCTTTCAACAAATACAACAGCTGAAGTTGAGCGAATTGATTCTGATATTAAGGATTTAACGGATACTGTTACATCTCAAGGTAAGCTTTTAGCTACCAATACTGAAACTATTAAGCTTCATGATACAATTATTGAGAATGCTACGATTACTCTTGGTATTCACGATACTCATTTAGAAAAGCTTGATACGACTGTTGAAGAGCTTCGTAAAGTATCTGATGAACGTGATGATGACTTAGAAGCTTATGCTAAAAAGGCTGTTGAAGAACACGTTGCTGATATTAAGGCTGCCACTGAATCAATCGAATTTAATGCTACTCGTATTGAAGAAAACTTAGAAAAGATTGAAGCTAACACAGCTAATATTGCTACTGAAATTGAAGAACGTACGACAGCTGATACTGAACTTTCTAATCGTATTAATACAGAAGTTGAAGCTCGTACAGAAGCAGATACTACTCTTCAGGCAAATCTTGATACAGAAGCTGCTACCCGTCTTAGTACTGACGAAGAAATTAAGGCTGATCTTGCTGAATTTAAGGCTAATACAACAGCTACATTAGATGATCACGAAGGCCGGATTAAGACAAATGAAGAAAATATTGCTGAACTATATGAAAAGTCAGCTGGACTTCGAACAGACTTAGATGAAACAACTGCTAATCTTGAGGAAACTAAGTCAACTCTTAATGATTTTTACTTAGATCAAACACTTTTTAATACTAATCAAACTGAAACTAATCGTCTTCAAGCTGAATTTAACACTCAACAAGAGACAATCAATGCTAAGCAAGATGAAGTCAATATCAACCAAACAAGTGCAATTAAGGCTAATGCTTCTTTAGGATCTGCTAATGCTACTAGTATTAAGACTCTTTCTAGCTCTGTTGATACTCTTGGTCGTTCTGTTGTAAACGCTTGGGAACAAATTAATGCTAATAAGAGCAATATTTCTGCTGAAGAAATTGCACGTGTTGAAGCTGTAACAACTCTTCAAACAAATATTGATGCAGAAGTAACAGCTCGTACTGAAGCTGATAATGTACTTCAAACTAATATCTCTGCTGAAGAAACGGCTCGTGTAGAAGCAGATACTAATCTCCAAGAACAAATCGACTCAATTCAGGAGGAGCAAAATGAACAGAATAATCTTATTGCTGATAATTCTAATCGGATTGGTGATCTTGGGACTAAGATTGATGATCTTGATAGTAAAGTAGATCAAGAAGTATCTGGTTTAGATACTAAGATTGATCAAGTAACAACAGATGTTAATACCAAGATTGATCAGGAAATTAAGGATCGTGAAAAAGCCATCACAGATCTAACAACTACTATTACAGATAATCAAAGTGATGTAGAAGAGGTAAAGGAAAGTGTCGATTCATTAGCTGAGACTGTTAAGGCAAATAGTGAAGAAATCACTAGCATCAATAAGCAACTAGAAGAACACTCCGGTTTAATTTATGGTACAGTTACTGATGAGCCATCCGCAGCAAGTTTAGATGATGATGAAGTAACAAGTGATACAGAAGAAACTGAAACTGTTACTAAGGATAAGACTGGATATCACGTAACAATGGATCAGATCCTTAAGTGGGAAACGATGAGTACACTTAGTTCTGATCTCGCTGATACAGATCTTGAAGCTGCTCTGACCAGCTTACAAGAAACATTATCAACAAATGTTGGTGAAGCTGTTGATGATATTCGTAGTACTGTTACAGATCATACAGCTGATACTACGATTCATGTAACATCTGAAGATAAAGCTCTTTGGAATGCTTCAGCTTCTAAGGAAAATCTTGACAGTCATATTAATGATACTGCACATCATATTCAGCAAACTGAGCGTGAAGCTTGGAATGCTAAAGCTGAAGTTTCATATGTTGATGAAAAGGTTACACAGAGTGCAGAAGATACTAAGCAATCATTAGAAGCTGCTAAAACTGAACTTAGTAGTACCTTTAATGATGCTATTGCTGCTCATACTTCTGATACTTCAATTCATGTTACAGAAGATCAAAAGACAGCTTGGACAGAACATAGTGAAAATAAGACTATCCATGTAACTTCTGATGAAAAGCTTAAGTGGGATAATAAAGTTGATTACAAGGTTCTTGCTTCATATATTACTAAGGATGCACTTGCTGAAGAACTTAGTAAGAAACAAGATACAACCACTGATGTATATCTTACAGAAGATGACCTTAACAAGAAGGTCGAAGATCTTAATCTCGATCAATATGTAACAACTGAAACTTTCCAAGAACACCTCGGTGATGATGAAGAACTTAACCTTCACGTTTCTCTTGCTGAAAAGAATCGTTGGAACTTAGCTTCTGGTGATGTCGGCTATGAAATCCTATCTCAAGACTTAGCAGACGTACAAAAACATGCTGCTAATGAAGATATTCACGTAACAGTAGAACAAAAAGAAGCTTGGGATGCTAAGCCAACAGTTGAAGATTTAGTAAATGCTATTGGAGAAGCAAAAACTGACCTTACAGCTACTATTAGTGAACATACGGAAGACGAATCAATCCACGTAACTCTTGAAGATAAAGCTAGATGGGATGCCGCAACAAATGAAGCAATCGAAGCTTCTATTGAAGAAGTCAAGAATAGCCTTGAAGTTGAAATCACCAAGGCGGGAGAACATATCGATAATTCTGATATTCACATTACTGCTGAAGAACGTGAAGCTTGGAATAATCAAGTATCACAAGAAAGCTTCAATGATTTACAAGCTTCTTATGAAGTTCATTCAAACAGTTCTGATATCCATGTAACAGCTGAAGAAAAGGCTGCTTGGAATGCTAAGCAAGAAGCTGGCGATTACGTAACATCAAATGTTTTAGCAACAGCTCTATCTCGTAAACAAAATATTGGTAATTATGCTGAAGCTACAACAGTTAGCGAGCATACTGATAATACTGATATTCACGTAACTCTTGAAGATAAAGCTAGATGGGATGCAGCTACAAATGAAGCAGTTGAAGCTTCTATTGAAGAAGTTAAAGGTAGTGTTGAAGAAGTTAAGACGAATCTTGAAGCTGAAGCTACTAAAACGTCTGAACATATTGATAATTCTAATGTTCATATTACTCCTGAAGAGCGTGAAGCTTGGAATGCTAAGCAAGAAGCTGGTGACTATGTAACAAATGAAGAGTTAACAACAGCTTTAGAAGCTAAGCAAGATGCTGGTGATTACGTTGATACAACAAGTGATGATCAACAAATTAATGGTTCCAAAATCTTTACAAAGGAAGTTACATTATCTGGTAATGCTCATATTCACGGAGATGAAACAAGCTGGTTTGACGGACATATTAACTTTAAGAATGCTAAAGTTAATGTAGAAGATACCTCTATTCTAACTGTTACAAATGTTCAAACAGATAGTGAAACTTATACTGAAGATCAACTTGCTAATCAAGTTCTTCCTAAGTCATATATTGAAGATAACTTCCAAACTAAGATTACTGATATTAATGTTGTTCAAAGTGATGAAACATCATCATTTAGTAGTGGAACATTGACTGTTAACCTGCCATCTAGCTGGTTTGAAAATCAAGATCTAATTACTCACTTAGAAGATGCTGATCATATTCACTTATTAGATGCTGATAAGGAAGCTATTAATAAGGTTGCTACAATTGAAGAAGCTCTTAATAATAAGTTAGAGGCTTCTGCTATTAATGACTACGCACTTCAAGCTTCTTTAAATGAACATACAAGTAATGAAACAATTCACTTGACTGCTGCTGAAAAGGCAGAACTTCAAACTATTTCTTCTAGCTTTAGTTCTGAAATCGACAATATTAATGCTCACCTTGATCCATCTAATAGTCAACACATTCAAGATGGTGAACGTGAAGCCTGGAATGCTAAGGTTGATGCAGACTATGTAACAACAGCTATTGATACTGCTCATAGTGATATCAATGAAAAGATTGAAACTAATGCTCGTGAAATTGCTAATATTGAAGCAGGATTTACAACATTGTCAGAAGCTTCTGCTGATCACGTAGCTGATACAACAAGTCACGTAACAAGCGATGAACGTGAACTTTGGAATGCTAAGGTTGATACGGATAGTTTAACTAATGCAATTACAGCTGCTATTGATACAGCTAAGACTGAGTTGACAGAAGCTTGTGATCTTCATTCAAGTGATACAACCGTCCATATCACAGCTGATGAACGTACAACTTGGAATGATAAGTCTAAGATTGATTCAGTTATTGTTAATAAGTCAACTGATGAATCTACATTCTCTAATGGTGAACTTGTCGTTAACATTCCTGATGAATGGTTTGAACAAGAACCTGTTACAGTTGATACATCTAATTTTGTAACAACAGAAACGTTGAGTACGTCGTTGGCAGATAAAGCTAATAAGACTGATGTTGTTACATTGACAGATACTCAGACCATCTCTGGTACTAAGTTCCTAACTGGCGGCTTAGGATGTTATGGATCATTGATTCTTGCAGATTCCTCTGGTACAGTTGTTGGTTCTGTTGATCCATCTTCATCTTATTATCCATTCGTTTTTGTTAAGCCTGCTTACTTCTCTGGCCTTTCAACCTTTGTCGGTGGTATTCTTGCAAATAGAGGAAATGTTCAAATTCGTACAGGTTCTCAAGTTTACTTCGGTAATGATTCTACCGGTGGAACCACTGCTCAAGTAATTTCTGTTGGTCCAGATAGTATCGTTACGATCGATACAATTCAAGATGACACAACACGCTTTACAGAAGATCAAATCTCTAAGCAAGCTGTTAATAAGAACTTTGTCGAATCCTACGTAACATCATATGTAACAGAAAAGGTTTACAATGCTGTTAGTACTGGTGATATGGATACGAGTTCTTTGATGACTTTGGGTACGACTCAAACTGTAACTGGTACAAAGCACTTTAGTACTATTTCTTACAATTACATGATTCAAGGTGGAACCGCTAAATTTACTGGCGGTAATGTAGTATTTGGTGGTAATAAGACAACATTTAGTTCTGAAGAAGTTGTATTTGATGCAGATTCAAGAGTTCATGGTACGATCAATATCGGTGTTCTAACGCCAGAAGAATCTGTTGAACCTGATGATTATGAAATAGAGATTGACCCAGCTAGTGATGAAGCTGAAGCTGTTGCTGAAACAAGTGAGCCAATTGAATTAACAAATGTAAACGTTAATGAAAATGCAATTCTTACTGTTGCTAAGGTCCAAACAGAAGGTTGGGATGATGATGTACTTAATAAGCAAGTTCTTCCAAAGGATTACATTGAAGATACGTTTGTATCACAAGCTTACGCAACTGAAACATTGGCAACAAAGGATTTTGTAACAGAATCTATCGATGCAATTGACTTAACAATGCTTGATACTGCTAATCTTGTTACAACAGATACAGAACAAGTAATCAGTGCAAATAAGACTATTACAGGAACTGTTACATTCTCGAACTCTGGTATGGTTCTTGCTAATAGTTCTATTAAGATCACACCAAATGCTCCTGGTACACTTTATCCTGCAGTTAATATCTATAAGGATAGTTCTGATAGTAAGAACCATGCTGCATTCAATAGTATGGTATTTGAATACTATAAGGACTTGGTTTACCATTGGGACTCAGAAACAGATTACCATGCTAATACCGGCATCTATGGTAATATTACACTTGGTCCATCTTATGCACCAATTAGTGGATTATCTGACGATAAGCTTGCTTCGGCTAAATTAACTGTTGGTCCTAAGGGATTGTTAATGGTTGACTCCGTTAAGACTGATACTTCAATCTTTACATCAACTGAACTGGAAAAGCAGGTTGTTCCTAAGTCCTATGTTGATAATGCTGTTGCTAATGCTAATGTTAACGTTGATTTGACTAACTATGCCACAACAGAGTATGTCAATCAATTAGTTACAAATGCAAGCATCGCTGATAGTACGGTTGTTGCAGATAACCTTCTTTATAAGAATACCTCTAATACTCTTACTAGTCCAACGATCTTTAGCTCTAAAAATGCCCACATTAGCATTCATGAAAATTGGGTGTCCATTCAAGCAACATCTCAAATTGATATTGCTAGTACTGGCTGTATGACTTACTTTTCTGGCCCAGTTAGAATTAATAATACTGGCAAAGCTTACAGTAGTGGGGCAACTGATGTACCGGCAATTAATGGTGGCTTATGCCTGTCAAATTCAAAGAGTCAAGAAGTATTGCGCTGGTATGAAGATGACGCATATTCAAGTGCTTTAAATTGGTCTGCTGATAGATGGTCTAGTCAAATTCAACATGTAGATTTTTATGCACCAGATTCTGCTGGTTACTTCTATATTTCTGGCTATAGTGGCGTTACCCTTAACCCAGACTCATATATTGATCTTAGCGTTGCTAGAAGAGGAACAAATTCATATGATGCAACACCATATTCATGCTATACGGTTATTAATTCAACTGGTGTAAAGATTAATGCTGTTAATGAATATAGTGGTGATTCCTCTTATTATTATTCTGAACCACTTTATGTAAGATGTAAAGCGAACTTTAAGGAACGGGTTGCATTCCAAGGAGGTATCATTACTGGTGGCGAAATAACTTCATATGACAGACTTCTGATTTATAGTGACATACAGTTTACTAGTATTGGACCATTCATCGGTCATCATGAGCAATCTACAATGCCGTATGGCCTAGCTATTGGTGATAAGCTAGCACTTCGAGGAGGTTATAGTTCAACCAGTGCATCAATTACATTCCGGCAAAGTTACTATAGTGGCGTTGAGAATGCTATTGCAAGTGTATATGATCCGGATGCGGCTGGAGATGGTATTGCTGCTTCTATCATGTCATTTGAGCCAAATGCTGTATATGTAGGTGCGAGCGTCGATCATACAAAGGCTGAGCTAACCGGACATAAGGTTGTAACGGTAAATTCACTTAAGGCTATTCTTCAAGCTTGTGGTGTTACAACATTCCCAAGTGATACAGAATTACAAACTATCATGGATAGTACATATTAAAAGTTAACTCTAGAATCATGTGAAGGCTGGGAATAGTTAATTCCCAGCCTTTTTATTTTGCCATTTAAATACAAATAATTCTATGAATCCAGTCTTTTGTTGGTTTAGTTTTAGGCGAGATGCTTCAATTCTTTTGCATAGCGTTTTTAGCATTGCTAATTTATATCCAGAAGCACCTAAGTTTGTTTTTGATGACAATAATATGCCATTGCCACCTAGAGTAAGAAACTTATTAATGAAGCATGGTGTTAATGTTATCGGTACTTCATTTAATAGAAATGGTAATTTAAGAGGATGGATCTGTGCATATAAGATTTCCGAATGTTATACTTGGCTAAAAAATGTAACTAAGTGTAATGTTCTTGTTAAAGTAGATTCTGATGTAATTTGGCTAAAGAAAGGTTGGCTAGAAGAATTTTTTGAAAGCCCATGTATTTTTGGAGGAATGCGTTCAAAATGCCGAAGAGGAATCTGTGGAACAAGTTACGCTCTTAAACCAGAAGGTATTGATCTTTTAGCCGAAAGTTACAAAAATGAACTAGAATCACCATATGCAACGGAAGAAGACTTTGAAATTAATCAGCGCTTAGCTAAGGCTAAGAAGTCTCATGATGATAATGTTTTCTTTAAGGTGCCATATAGTTTCTGGGGCGTATATCCTGAAACACCAGACGCAAGAGGGTTGAATGTAGATTGGGGACAAAATTGCCTCTCATTTATTAAAGAAAATATGGAAGTTGTAAGTTTTGCATATGATCCTCCTATTCCTGATGACTGCAAACTTGATAAAAATGGACAACCAGTTGCAACTAAAAATGGTTGGGCTCTTTGGCATCGTGCAAGAGTTATTCGTGCAAGATTTATGAAACTTTTATTAAAATAAATATTATTCAATTATGGCAAGTGAACAACTAATTTTAAATTTTACATCCGAAGATTTTTCTCAATTTACCGTTCGTTCTTCCTGGACCGATGAGGAAGGATTTACTTTTCATTCGACAAAGAAGTCAACTGATCTTTCTCAAGAACAATTAGCTGGTATTGCAGCAATTGCTGAACCTATTATTGCTATTAAGGCTGATTGGCAAGCTAAGCAAGCTATTGTATCCAAGATTAAGATTACCAAGGATCAAGAAACAACTGAACTAGAAGGATCTGAAGAAATTACACAAGAACCAGTTGAAGCTGAAGCTGTTTCTCTTATTATTATTGCTGAAAAGGAACGTAACGGTTCTAAGGCAACTCGTACCTTTACTAAGGAAGATCTTCCTCAATTACTTTTAACCGAAGAATCACAGATTCAATTGTTTGATAGCGTTCTTCAAGCTGTTATTGCTTAATATAAGTAATAATAAATGTCTTTAGGGCTAGCAAGAAATAAAAAATATCATCAAGGCTATTATTATCCAGAAAATAAAGAGAAATATGTTGGTGATTATGCAATCTATCGGTCTGGATTAGAATTGCAATATTTTAAGTTTTTAGATAAAAGTCCTAAATGTGTTAAATGGAATTCTGAAGGAATTAAGATTCCTTATTTCTGGGAAGCAGACCAAAAATGGCATAATTATTATGTCGATTTGGCTGCAACCTTTAAAGAAGGAACAGAACTTCAAACATATCTAATAGAAATTAAGCCATTTCGCCAGACTCAGACTCCACAAGCAACTTCACGTAAAAGAAAGAAAACTCTTTTAAATGAACAAGCTATGTATAGTCAAAACCAGGCGAAATGGCATTTTGCTTCTAAATTTGCTTTAGAAAACGGATTTAAGTTTATCGTATTAACTGAGAAGGATATACGAGCCTAAATTGCTCACCATGAACCTCGTATTCGTCTTCGTTATCCTTGCTACTACCTTCAAACGATGAAATACCAGGAGTAGATCTATGGGCAGATTTTTTGGCTTCTTCTTGTTTTTTGGCTTCTTCTTTTATCTTCTCATCACGCATACGCCTGTACTCACGAAGCTGTTTTAAATACTCCCGTGAAAATGAGCCGGCAGGAGCCTTATATACGCCAATCATTTCTAGAGCGCGCTGCATAATTTGATATAAGATATTAATAACGATCTCTCCTCCAAGCTCGTGAATATTATTTTTCACATAGTCTAGTTCTTTTAAATCTGCTTCGTATTGTGCTGCTTCCTTAGCCGCATCCGGGTCAGTCTTACCCTTTTCCTTGAGGTCCCGGATCGTATCCATCATCAGTTCATAGTCCTCTATAGTCTCCATTCGTACATCTGAATCAATATTAAAATAATCAGCAACTAGTCGACTTGTGCCATCGCTTGAGGCAAGAACAAGGTGTGCAATGTCATTCTTACAATAAATCACATAAGCCGTAAGTTCACCAGCACAGAATTTGCAGCTAACAATGTCAATAATGTCTTCTTCTTTGATATTCACAGCAACACTATCCTGCCATTTTTTACGAAGTTCTTTAATGACTGCAGCATCATTTTCGTCATCTTTATCATAGTCGACGAGAATGTCTTTAAATTTAAGTGTTGGTACAATTTCACCAGTTCGCTCGTCTTTTACGTTAGCTAAATAGTTTACCGTCTTCTTTTTCATGCCAGGATCAAAGTTTTCTGCTTTAAGTTGCATGAGATTTCTAGTATTCGAAAAAGCAATACCTTCAACTACTTTAATTTCACGCGTCATTCTACTCGAATTTACTCTTTCGATAGCCTTTTCACCTTTTGGTACTACATAGTTCTTGAGTATATAGTCAATAGCGATGTACCGCCAAGCAGTGTTTTGAGGAAATTTATTTTGCTTTCCATATGATGTTAAGGTATTTTTGTCGATATGTAATCCACTTAAAATTTGCTCTATGATAAGATTTGTCTCATGTATAAATGGCAGAAATGTCTTAACAGTAGAAATACTAGTTACGACAGCTTGATATTTTTTTAAAAAGTTAAGAACATCCTCTTCACTAAAATTTTTACCGTACTTAGAACTATCAATTTTTCCTGGATGCCTTAAATCCTCACAAATCTCGGCATTTTTTTCCGCATCTGACAAGATAAGTTCTTCCGGTTCTTCCGCATCTGGCTTATCCTGTTTTTTCGGTTTTTTCTTAAATGGCAAGGTAATAAAGTTAGTAGGGCTATCATATCTACCCGTAAGTTTATTTGTTAATGCGTTGCACAGCATAAACATATTCGGTATATTTTGCACATCACTTTGTCCTACTATATGTGTATCGAGATCTCTCAGAGTGCCACTGACACAATAATCAATATCAAAGTCATAGGTATTCAAATCACGATTAATATTAGCAAATGGACTCTCCATTTCAGAGCCATCCACAATACATCTTTCTCTATTAATAGTGAACATGTTTAAGTCCCATGAATCAAAAAGAAGTTGAATAGCCCACTTTTTTCTGTTTTCAAAGCCATAAAAAATTTTTTCTGCAAGTTCATTTAGTTCTGCGATTGAGTTAACATACTCATTCAGTGCTACAATAGTGGCGTGGCAAGCATCCATATAAGAGTAAGAGTGAGTCTCAGCATCAGTGCCAGCAAGAGGTTTAATTTGGGCGGTAAACCCACTTTTAACCGCCTTGATTGGCTTTTCAAAAGCCTCTAATCGTTTCTTATCTTCATTCTTATCTCTCGCACGCTCAGATTGCACTGCTCCATTGGTCTCGTCGACGTGTTGTTCAGCAATTTTTAATGCTTTAACAACTTGAGAATAATATTCTGGATCACTAAAAAATCTTTTAACTATTCTCTTTTTTGAATGAGCCTGTTCGCTTGCCTGATTATTGTCAAATCCCTTAACACCTTCATCTGCGACCCGTTCAAAAGCATCAAGAGGCATAGTGCTGGTTACACCAACAATACGTCTATTGATATTACCAATTCGTGAACATTTTGTATTAAATTTTTTATAATTTTCATTTGTTTTAAATGTCGCAACTAAACAATCACCGTAGGATAAAGCTGCCGCAAAGGACGGATTTACGGTAAAATATTTAATACACTCTTGTCCATGCCCATTTATAGTAACCTCTTTATCAAGTTTGCTATCCTCGAATTTAGCCTTTACTTCTTGTCCCTGTTTAGTTGTAATCGTTGTTGTCTTTGGTGCAACTTTTTTAAGGCGAGTTGATCTTAAACAGTCAGCGTTTACCATAAAAAGCCCATTGAAGTCTTCTCCGTTTGCTTTAATAAAGTCATTAAAGAATGATTTAGAGATACTGTCCTCAAAGTTCTTGTCAACTTCAGCTTTGGAAATGACATTCCATTTATCAACCGGTGGCATGTAATCACGTATTAGTCCATTAACTCTATTTTGCCTCTCATTAGCATCAGAAGATACAAAATTAGCCATTTTATCTAATATCAATGAAACCATGCCAGCAAGATTAGTTTTTTCAAATTGGCTAAGGTTTGATGTAACTTTTTTATTTTTGCTTAATCTCTCAGCCACTTCCTTGGGATCTTCACTTTCCTCACGCAAAATAGCTTCAACGATTAAGTCTAGATCATCAAAATATTGCATTATGCTAATATTTACAGTTAATGCAAATGTTATAAATATATTAACAGAATAATGACTTCGACTGCTTATAAATTAATTTGTGAGACTCCGGACGATCAAATGCCTGTTGAGGTTCTCTGGGAAGAAGATTCTTTGAATAAGCCTAAGAATCTCTTTGTACAAGGACCTTATATGGGTGGTGGGATCGTTAATAAAAATAAGCGTCTTTATCCAGTTGACGAGATGCGTATGGAAGTTACTAACTTTATTAATGATAAAGTTAAGAAAAATATTGCAACTGGCGAACTTAACCATCCAGACCATGCTAACCTTGACTTAAAGCAAGCCGCACATTTAATTACCCAAATGTGGGAAGACAATAATGTTTGGTACGGTAAATCTAAAGTTTTAAATGATACTCCAAATGGAGAATTACTTAAGTCTCTGTTGAAGAACGGTGTTGCAATTGGTATGTCTTCTCGTTGTCTTGGCCAACTTTCTGAATCTGGTCAAGGATATTCAACAGTCCATAATATGAAGATGGTTACTGTTGATGCTGTTGCTGATCCGTCCTTTGATAAAGCCTTTGTTAATGGGATTCTTGAATCTAAACAATTTGTTTGTGAATCTGATGGATCATTTCGTATCGAAAGCTGCTATAACAACTTGGAATCAGCTTTAGATGATATGCCAAGAGGCCAACGTGATAACTATATTGTTAACGCTGTTAAGGAATTCCTAAAGAGTTTTAACGCATAAATTTAAATATTTTTATGGCTAAAGTTAAAAAAAGACAAAATCCCAAAACTAAGAAACTTTGCTTGAGCCTTACTCAAGCGATTATGACGGAAAACACAAATGAAGCGTCGAGATTATTAAAGAAGCTTGTCAAGACTAATATTGCCAGGAAGCTTCAAAAAATCGAAAAAGAAACTGATCTATTTTAATAAATTATGAAACTCCCTAAAGGTTTAGAAAAAGTCTTATCTGAAAAAGACCAACAAGATATTAAGGCAGAGTTTGACAAGCAGGTTCAAATTGCTGTGGAATCAGCCCTTCACCAATATGATGATGAAGCTATCAAGCGAATTGAAGCTCTAGTTGAACAGATCAATGAATCACATAAGGTTCAACTTATGAATCTCATGAAGAAGCGTAAGGCTATTGATCTTAAGAAGCGTACTCAACTTCAAGAATCTTATAATGATAGCTTAATTCGTGAAGCTAATCGCTTTAAGATGGCTCTTGCATCAAATATTGAACGATTCATTGAAGCTAAGGTCTCTAATATTGTTAATTATTCAACTATTAAGAAGGCTGCACGAAATAATACAGCACGTATCGTGCTTGAAGGTCTTCGTAAGCAATTAGGTGTTGACTCTGCCCTTATGCGTGAATCCATCTCTGCTCCTATTATGGAAGGCAAGCGTGAACTTGAAAAATGCCGCTCCTATATTCGTCGTCTTAAGGAAGAAAATGTCCGCCTCTGTGAGTCTCTCAATAACTCAGAGGCTAATCTTTTAGTTGAAAATAAGGTTGCTTCATTAAATGAAGATGCCGCTGATTATATGCGTCGTATGCTAAAGGGTAAGGATATCAAGTTTATTAATGAACAATTTGGATATATTCTTGGCTTGTATCAAGATAATCAACGTAAGCGTATTGATTTCCTTCGTGAACAAGCTATGTCTAAAGTTCAACATTCTCCTAAGCGTATCACCGAGCCAAAGCATAAGCGTGATCTAATTAAGTCTCCTCGTACCTCTAAGCGTTCAGAAGATGATCTTCTTATGGATGAAATCCTAAAAGAGATGAACGAGACGGTATAGGATAAACAATTTTTGATAAATAATTTTATCAATTCAAACCAATGTATAACGAAATTAACTTATTAAATTTTCCCGTACACAGTTAATTTAATCTTACAGGCTATGAATCCTGTTTCAAAAATGCCGGAATAATTTATATTATTCGTAATCTACTCTTAAAAATAAATTTAAAGTATATGAACCCAAAAGTTGCTAAATCAATTATTAAGAATGACGAAAACTTCCGCAATAACTGTGTAAAGAAGTGGAAGCGTCTACTAGTGGCCGAAAATGCTACTCCTATTAAGGACCCACATACTCGTGCCGTTACTGCAGTTCTTCTTGAAAACCAATCTCGCGTTCTCAAGGAAGATGCCGCTGCTACAAATTCCTCTATCTGGGGTGCTGGTGCATCATATGGTGGCGCACTTGCTCAAGGTGACACCTATGCTAAGGGTGACAATCGTCTTCCTAAGGTACTCCTTCCTATGATTCGCCGTACATTCCCTGAACTTATTTCCAACGAAGTTGTTGGTGTTCAGCCTATGTCCGGTCCTGTTTCTCTTGCATTCGCTATTCGTTATCGCTATGACAAGGGTACACTTCATGAAGGTCGTGCTGCTGGTACTATTACCAATCCAACTGAAGAAGGTCCTCAGTTCGGTGTTGGCACTGTTCGCGACGGTGTTGACATGACTCAGGCTGAAGCTACTGTTGGTGGTGCTGGTACTGAACTTGGCTATAACTACCTTGATAGCACCTTTACTGGCCGTCGTAACAGCCTTTTCAACCGTACCATTAACCCAGCTACTCAAGCTCCTTGGACTGATGCTGAAATCCTTGAATCTTGGAATGCTTCTGGTGCAGGTGATCAAGTAACAACTCTTGCTGAACTTACTGAACTTGCTGCTGGTACAGATGATGCTGCTACCGCTGCTAAGAAGCTTCTTGCTGTTACCTCTCTTGCTGGTGGTAAGTTTAACTTCTCTGACCAAGACCTTGGTACTGCTGCCCTCGTTGGTGACTATGAAGCTACTGGTCGTATTCCTAAGACGAAGTTCACGTTTGAAAAGAAGGCCGTTGAAGCTGGTACACGTCGTATCGGTACGTCCTGGACACTTGAACTCGAACAGGATATCCGTAATATGAATGGTATTGACATCGAAAACGAAGTCACCTCCATGATGTCCTACGAACTTCAAGCTGAAATTGACCGTGAAATGATTGTTCGCATGCTCTATGCAGCTCTTTCCGCTAATGAATATTCCTACTGGGATGGTTCTAAGGCTGATGCTCGTTGGATGGCTGAACGTGACCGTGCATTCTATCAGTTCATTATTCAGATGTCTAACCGTATGACGATTCGTAACCGTCGTGGTCCTGCTAACTTCATTATTGCTACTCCTGACGTTTGCTCACTTCTTGAAACTCTTCCTCAATACGCACTAATGGAAGTCAATGGTACTGTTTCCACTGATAACTCCGGTATTGCTAAGGTTGGTACAATTGGTGGTGGTCGTTTCACCGTCTATCGCGATACTCGTACTCCTGTACAGAATAATGCTTGGGTGAACAACGCATGGGATAACCAAGGACAATACACTGTTGGTGGTGCTGTACGTACTCAGGGTATTCCTGATTTCGCACTCCTCGGCTATAAGGGCTCTGAATACTGGGATGCTGGTATTCTCTTCTGCCCATATATTCCAATCATGCTTCAACGCGTTGTTGATCCTGTTTCCTTTGAACCTAATGTTGGTCTTCTTACCCGTTATGGTGTTGTTGACAACCTCTTTGGTGCAAATCTCTATTACCACGTTATCCTTATCGATACTCTTGGTAACACCCTTCCTCCTGCAGCAACTCCTGCTAACAACTTCCCAGGAACCTATCCTTCCGAATCCAAGCTTGGTGAAGAAGCCGTTCGTGGTGGTTACCCAGTAGAAGTTACTACTAAGGACTAATTTAGAATATTCTAAGTTAGAATAAACTTCAAAACGCATCAGGTTCGCCTGATGCGTTTTTTGTCAATAAATATTAAAGCAATGAGTTTACAAAAACCTCTTGAAATTGACGTATATTCCGATGCTGGATTTAAGGACTATCAGTTTGTAAAAGTATCTGAAGATAAGATTAAGACTTATGATGATATGAAGAAAGTCGTTGCAGATAGCGTAACAGGACAGCAAACATTTGATGGTAATCCAGCACGATTGGTTATTCAGGTCCATTATGTTGATTGGGCACCTAGATTTACTTTGGAACAATCTGGAGGAACTTGGACAGTTAATTATAATGTCTCTGCTGATCCAGTTACTGTTTCTGAATTTGAAAAATGTATTAATGGCTAATTATTATGGCAAACAAGTATAATGCTCAGAGATCTATCGAAAAAGTGATAGATCACAAAATCAAACATACTGTTGACGATCTCATCTTTTTACTGGAAAAAAAGTACGATTATCATTTTTCGGATTCTGCAACCATGGATGTTGCGAATCTTACGACAGAATTTATAAGTCGTTTAATTTCAACCATCCAGAGCGAAAATTTGGTTGAACCTGAATATTTCGAAAAAAATTATATGTACAAATAACGAAATTACGTTACAATATTCTTATGTTTGACGCACTACGAATCGAGGGCAATCGAGTTGTCCTATGTGGAGATAAAATCTGTTGTCCTACAATGGAAAAACTACCTGATGGTCGATACATGGTTATCGATGATGATGGCAAAGCTGTTATTCTGACAGCAGAACAAATTAAATTAATGACTAGTGGGGTAAAGCTTTGTGACGAGTTATCACAACGTAAGCCACTCTCTGAACAACAATTAATTTGTGAATAATGTTATTACTAGCATCTTTAGGACTAACATTTATATTAAAGCAAGGAACAATCCTTAATCCAATTAGAAATCTCCTAACTGGTATTCACCCTAAGATTAAAGAATTATTCGATTGTGCTATGTGCCTAGGTTTTTGGTGTGGACTATTTGTTTCCCTAGGAACCTTACACATGCCGATCGATGCTTTAATTTTGGGTTTATCAACTTCTTTTTTAGGATTCATCACACAACATGTTATAATGTTTTTGTGCCATCTCTATGAAACTAAAAAATGACAATAATAAACTAAAATACAATATCCGAAAAACTCATGATAAAGATATCATGAGTTTTTTAATCGATAGAATGAAGGCCTGATCACTGTAAAAAGAAAATATAAACCACAAAATACAAATAAAAATGGATGAAAGAAAAACGCTAAAAGTTAAATGCTTTATCACTGGCGAAGAATCGACATATTCTAGCGAGTATGTTAAGAAATTAACTGAAAAATATGGCTCAAAAGAAAATATCCAAAGGTATTACATAACAATGAAGGCAAAAGATCTTCTATTCAAAGGATATTCAATTCCTGAGATTAGAAAGATTCTAGTAACAAAAACAACCAAACTCGAAGACCCTGATTCTGAACATGGTTTAGACTTGTTAAAATTTTGGCAAGACAAAAAAACATGCGATCAAAAATTTAAACTTCGTGATAATGATAAAAGTATTTCATTCTCAAAGACTGATGACGACGTTAAAGCTTTTATCGATGGTTGGTTAAACCAAAACAAATAATTAAAATTCCTTTCAAATTTAAATACACATTACCTTATGTTAAACGGACTAGAAGATGTATTGAAGGCAGATAGTGCCAAGAGTACTAAAGTTGATTGTACTCAAGCTGTAGAAGAATATATTGGCAAGAGTGATTGGCGGATCTTTGCTAATGCTAATACAGGTTACAGCAATGCTGGACTTGTTAATGGCTTAGCCGGTAAAGTTATTGCTAATTATTGGTTAGATAAAGTTTATACTAAGAAAGAAGGAGATGCTCACCGTAATGGTGATTATCATATTCACGATCTTGATTCACTCTCTGGATATTGTGCTGGTCATGACTTAGCTAGACTATTAGAAGAAGGATTTAATGGTGTAACTGGTCGTGTAGGTTCTAAAGCCCCTAAGCATTTTAGAGAAGCTCTATATCAAATGGCAAATTTCATTGGTATTCTTCAGGCTGAATGGGCTGGTGCACAAGCATTTAGTTCATTTGATACATATCTTGCTCCATATGCTTTCTTTGATACGTATTATGGTTCTATCACATACAAGGATATCAAGAAGGCTATTCTAAACTTCATTTATAACTTGAATGTTCCTTCCAGATGGGGACAATGTGTACCTAGTACATATAAGGCACTCAAAGCTGACGGTACTTGGGCAACTTGCGAAGAGCTTCAGGTTGGTGATGAAATTTGTGTTATTGATATGGAAACAGGAAAGATTAAAACTGATACTGTAACCCATGTCAATACATATAAGGCACCAGAAAAACTCCATCAATATCAAGCTATGGATATTGATCGTAAGCATCAGTTTTTGGTTACGCCAAATCACCGAGTAATGCACTATGATGCTGAAGGCTTTTATCTTACAGAATCTTCAAAGCTACTAGAAGCAAACATGCTAGTTCGTGTTCCAGAAGCATCTCTTGTTCCATTTGATATGGAAGAATATGTTGGTAAGGAATATGATATTACTGATGATGAGCTAGAATTACTTTCATTTATTCTTGCTTTAGGTGAATTTAATAGGTCTTTTGATCGAGTTGCTAGACGTCATAAGTCTATCATTCGTTTTAAGCCTGACCGATGGACATTGCAATTTGCTGATCGTTTTAAGGAAGTTGCTGCTCGAATTGGCATTCCTGTTACTCAATCAGAAAAGATTAATGCTAAGTCTTTGAAGCATTCTTATCCTCGCTTTGACCTTGGGTCTTGTCCTGCATCTAAAAAGCTGTTTGACATTCTTCAAGGATCTCGAAAGAAGCCTTTCCCATTTGCTAATGAATTGTCACCAAGACAAGCGGCGATTGTCGTTGATACATTCTGCCTATTGACTAATAGTTCACAGACCTTTGGTATTTGGCGAATTCGCTGTGCTTCAAAAGCTGTTCAGCAAATGCTTGTTAACTTAACTATTAAGATGGGACGACGAGTTGTTGCAGAACGTTCAAAGCACGATGATCCACTTTGGCAGAATAAGTTTAAGAATCGTAAGAATAAGGCATTTAGAGCTCAGAGCTATTTCTTACAGATTTATTCTAATCGACCATCTACTTTTAAGATTCGCGAAATCGATTGCATTTACAAGAAGGTTTGGTGTCCAACAACTAATTCAGGTACATTTATTTGTATGAATGAAGATGGCTATGTCTTCTTTACAGGTAATTCTCCATTCTCTAATGTTACAATTGACTGGACTGTACCAAATGACATGAAGGATCAGTATCCATTACGAACTGGTAAGCATTACTTTGAGACAATCTTTGATAATCTCGAATTTACAGAAGAAAATAAGCAAAATAGAATTAATTTCTTTACTGAACTTGCTAATCGTTTAGAACTGCCTGTTCCAGATGTAGATAATCGTGAAGAACTTATTAGTATGTGTCAACAAGCCACATATAAGATTTTCCATAAGGAAATGACGGTTATTGATAAGGCTTTTTATGAGTGCTTAAATCAAGGCGATATCAATGGTTTACCATTTACTTTCCCGATTCCAACTGTTAATATTACAGAAGATTTCGATTGGAATGGTGAAAATACTGATATCTTATTTGAAAATGCTGCAAAGTATGGATCATCCTATTTCCAGAACTTTATTGGATCTCAATATAAACGTGACGAAAATGGTAAGTTGGTTAAGGATGAACATGCTTATTCTCCGAATGATGTCCGTTCAATGGCCTTCCTAGGCTGTCAAGAGATCATTTATAAAGATAAACATAATCGTGTTAGTAAGAATGAACTTCGACATCTTGTTAGTAATTGGTTTAAAAATCCCGATTGTTCATATGAATTCCTAATCAATGGTGAGTTCCATAAGATTACAGAGATGTTTGAGATTGATTATAAGGACTATGACAGTTACTATCGATTTACATTGAAGAATGGATATACACAAAGTTATTCGGCTGATCATAAGTGTGCTGTTCTAAATGATAATAATGAAGTAGAAATTAAATTGTCTCAAGACATTAAGGAAGGTGACAAGTTTATCATCTCTAAGCATCCTTGGAATATTCATAACAACATTGGAAATTATGAGTTAGGTAAAATTGTTGGTTACTATCTAGCAGAAGGATATACAGCACGCAAAGAAAGAAGCCGTCTATACTTTGCCATCAATATTCAGCGTGAAGATATTGTTAATGACATTATCGAATTCTTTAATAAGCTAGGCTCTGAAGTTAAGACTGAAGTATTTGAAGATAAGAATGTCTTTAAGGTAACTGTCTATGGAACAAATGCAGTGACTCTGATGAAGCAATTTATTAGTGGAGATTCTGCTAAGAGTAAGCGACTTTCTTCATTTATTTGGAATACAGATGATTCATTTAGAGCTGGCTTATATGACGGTTATTTGACAACTGATGGATCTGAACAAAATAGAAACTTTGCTCATACGACAAATAAAGATTTACCAGATGATCTAATGGTTCTTGCTTCAAGTATTGGTAAGATTCTGTCTTATAAAGTTAATGATAAGAATTGCCGTTATTGGAAGAAAGATAAGAGTGATCTTGTTTATTTCACAAGTTATCGCCTTGATATTCCAGCATCATATAAGGAAACAGATGATTACTATATTGTGCCAGTTAAGTCAGTTGAAAAGCTAGCAGCACGAATGAAGAAGGTTTATAACTTTACAATTGATACGCCTGAACATTTAGTTGAATTGCCAAATGGTATTGTGTCACATCAATGTTGCCGCCTTCAGCTAGATAAGCGAGAATTACGTAAACGTGGTGGTGGCCTATTTGGTTCTGATGCACAAACTGGTTCTATCGGCGTTGTAACACTCAATATGGCTCGTTTAGGCTATCTGTATAAACATAACTTACCAGGACTTTACAGGCGCCTTAATCAGCTCCTGGAGCTTGCTAAATCGACTCTTGAAAAGAAGCGTAAGTTTGTTCAAGAAATGTTCCTCCGTGGATTGTATCCATACACAAAACGATATCTTCGAAGTTTCGATACGTTCTTTAGTACAATTGGTGTAAATGGTATGAATGAAATGGTTCGAAACTTTACAGACGATGAATATGACATTACTGATCCAAGAGGACAAGAAATGTGCTTAACGCTCTTAAAGAATATTCGAGAAAAACTTGCTGACTTCCAAGAAGAAACTGGTAATCTGTATAACCTAGAAGCAACACCAGCTGAAGGCACAACATACCGCTTAGCTAAGGAAGATATTAAGCGATATTCTGATAGAGAGATTGCATATATCGAATGTGATAAGCATGGAATTGTTGAAGTTCCGATGAGTGAATTAGATAAAGGTGAGATTGAATGTCCAAAGTGTCTTAAAGAACAACAAGAATAACCTATAATCAAGGTTCTATATTTAGTTAGCCTCTTTACACTAGATGAAGAGGCTAACTAATTTTCTTAATTATTATTCAAATGGGCATTCCATCATCGGATAAGAAATTAAGAAACTTTAAGAAAGAACTTGAATATCTTAAATCTCATAACTTAGAACTTTTATCCTATATAGATGACTGTATGAATTTTTCATATACAGATAAACTTTTATTTCGATGCAAAAAATGTTTTAGGCTTTTCTTATCATCTCTTAGTTCAAACGTTACATGTAATACGTGCTGTACTAAAGAAACAGCTGAAAAAGAATTATATGATTGGGTAAGTCAGTATACAAAATGTATTTTCCATGACAGATCGGTTTTGGATAATGGCCATGAACTAGATATCTATTGTCCAGAGAAAAAGATAGCTATTGAATTTGATGGATTGTTTTGGCATTCTAAAAAGGATAGTGACTATCATAAGAAAAAGTCTGAAGAGTGTGCAGCTAAAGGAATTCATTTAATTCATGTCTTTGAAGACGAATGGTATTATAAGCGAAATATTATTAAGAGTCGATTACGAAATTTTTTATCTGTAACGCAATTTAGGTTACAAGCAAGAAAATGCTATGTAAAATACGTTACAAAAAATCAAGCTGATCGATTTTTAGAAAAATACCATTTACAAGGATCTGTGAGTGGGTCTGTTTATCTTGGTTTATTTTATAAAGATAGATTAGTATCTGTAATGGTTTTTGGAAAGCCAAAAACAGATAAAAGATTTAATAAGAAGTTTAAGTGGGAATTGTTGAGGTTCTGTACAATTGGCTCGTTTACAGTTGTTGGTGCTGCTGGAAAGTTATTGTCATTTTTTAGAAAGCAATATGAAGGCTCAATTATAACATATGTAGACCTACGATTTAGTACAGGGCACTCATATTCTAAAATTGGATTTAAGCCCTATGGATTTACTGAACCAAATTATTTTTATACAAAAAGTTTAGTCAGATTACCACAAAGTAAATGTAAAAAGTCAATGCTCAAAACTCTTTTAGGATCAATGTTTAATAATGAATTTTCAGAGACAAAAAACATGTCAAATGCTGGATTTAATAAGATTTGGGATTGTGGAAATCTAATTTTTGTGATAGAATAAATGATATAAATAACTCTACCTTCTGATCAAGGTGAGTCGAATTAAAGAAAGAAAATAATGAAAAAGTATAAAGTTTCAACGAAGTTTGTTAAAGGTATTATTCATGCTGGTACTGAAGAAAATCCGTACTATACCAATAGTTCACAGATCCCAGTATCATATACAGATGATGCCTTTGAAGCTCTTGATCTACAAGATGATTTGCAAACATGCTATACAGGTGGAACAGTTCTTCACCTTTATATGTCTGAACGACTTTCAAATGCTACAGCTTGTAAAAATCTTGTTAAGAAGGTCCTTTCAAACTATAGACTTCCATATATCTCAGTCACGCCAACGTATTCAACTTGTCCAATCCATGGATATATCCCAGGTGAACATGAATTCTGTCCAATGTGTGACAAGGAGATTTTAGCAGAACATGCTAGTGAAATTGATTTTAACCTATAAACCATTATGAGTACTCAAGACGTATTAAACAAGTATCGTGAAGAAAGAACTAAGTGTCAAGTCTGGACCCGTGTTATGGGTTATCTTCGAAATGTAGATAACTTTAACACTGGTAAGAAGGGCGAATATAAGGAACGAGTATTTTTTACCGAAAGCAAGACTTGCCCTTGCTGCTGCCAAGAACAGGAACACTAATTTACGTTACTTTTTTCTGGGGTAGAAATCTACCCCAGAAATATTATATATTTTTATGGTTTTTGAAGATAGAGTTTGTGGAATTGAACCATTTACATTACTAGATTATCCTGATCATTTGTCAGCAATTTTATTCTATAGCACATGTAATTTAAAATGTCCATATTGCTACAACGTTAATGTTGCTAATGGAAAAGCTAGTAAGATTGATCCAGAATCAATTAAATTATTTGTTGAAAGAAGACGAAATAAACTTGATGCCTTTGTTTTCTCTGGGGGTGAATGTACATTACATGGTGAAGACTTATTAACTGATATTCGATATATTAAATCAAAGGGATATAAAGTTAAGGTCGATAGTAATGGCACTAATCCTAAATTGATTAAGCAAATGGTTGATGAAAATTTAGTAAATTATTTTGCTATTGACATTAAAGCAAATCATTCAAAAAGCAATATCTTCTACTCAAAAACCTTATATAAAAACTTTTTAGAAACTATTACTTTTTTAATTAAAAGTAATGTTCCATTTGAATTAAGAACAACTGTTCATTCAGATATTCTTAATGAAAATGATATAAATGATATTATTAAAGAATTAGATGATTTAGGATATAAAGGAACATATTATATTCAATTCTTTTTTAATGTTCCACAAACATTGGGAAATGTTTCTTCTAAATCAAAATATTTTGATACAACTAAGATTAAAGAAACAGAAAATATTAAAGTATCATATAGAAATACTCAAGCAAATAAACAATAACTTATATGGCAGATAATCAACCTGAAACAAATGATCTAATTACAATTGTTAGTAATGACTTTGAGAAGCATATCTTTTTCCATGGATTAGTTAATTCTGGATCAGCCTTTGCCTTCTGTACAAATATTACAGCTTTAGATTTAGATATTAGAGAAGAACGAATGAAGAGTTCTTGTGGATTTTCAGATCCGGAAGGTGCCAGAGATAATTTTGACATGAGAATTGTTCTTCATCTTAATTGTGCTGGCGGTAGTTTAAGTTCAGCTTTTGTTATTGCAGATACAATTGAACGACTTGAAACTCCTGTGGATTGTATTGTTGAAGGTAATCTAGCTTCAGCTGGAATCATTGTAATGTTAGCCTGTGAGAATAGAACAATGTCAAGGCATGGCCAGATTTACTTCCAAGAGACGATTCATGCTATTGATGGTGTTTCATTTGATGATCTTAAATCATTTAGAGATGATGCAATTAAAACAAATAAGATGCTAAAGGACTACTATATTGAACGAACTGGTTTATCAACAAAGGTTCTTAATAAGTTATTAAAAACAGAAAAAAATATCGATGGTCAAGAGGCCTTAAAGCTTGGCTTTATTAACGTTTTATAGAAAAGTAGCTAATTAAATATTAGCATAATGGCAATTTCGCTAACTTCACTTAGTACATTAAATCAATTAAATTCCGGTAGTTACTGGACTAAACTAGGAGGATTAAGTGTAAATCTTCCTAGTTTAGCAACAACATATTCTAAAGCTGGAACAATTGGTGCTTTCGTTGCTTCTGCTGGATCTGTTGTACAAACATTTACAAAAGGTGCTAGAGGTATTTTCTGTATTGCTAGTGTTTTAACTAATCCAACTCAACTTCTAAATGTCTTAACATCATGCTTAGATTATCTAGGTGCAATTGGACTACAGTTGGTAAATGATTTATATAAAACCTGTATTGCACGATTGAATAATATTCTTTCAACAGTTTATGGTATTACTCTAAGCTATTTTAATACAATTAAAAATATCATTAACTGTATTAAGAATATTGGTAAGATGTTTAAAAAGATTTATGATTGGTGGAAGGATCGATCTTGGGAAAAATTGATGAAGTTGTTTGATCGAGAAAACTGCGACTTTATGGTTGCAAACTTACTTCGTTGTTTAATGTCCAAGTGGTTAGAACCATACATCAGCAAGCTTCAACTCAAAGCAACTCAGGCAATTAATGATGTTGGAAATAAAATCAATTCTAAAATTATTGATTCAACTGCTACGACAACAGCTTTATCAACGTACCTAGATAATCAGACACAATTTATTAACAAGTTTACGGCACAAGTTGGTGCAATTTTCTAATATGGATAGTCCTAATAGTTTAACAGGTCAATATGTAGGAATTGTTATTGACGATAAAGATCCATTGTATAGTGGTCGAGTTCAGGTGTTTATTCCAGCTTTAGATTATCAATTGACAAGTAGTTTATCTGGCTCAACTAATTATATTTTTCCAGGAAATGATAATGATGGTAGCTTGACAGTACGTGAAATAAAGCTACTAAGAAAGTCATGTGTTTGGGCCTATGTTCAACAGCCAATTTTTGGCGGTTCTACAATGGGCCGTGTTGATATGACAACTGGTAAAACAACTGTTTCAGATGGCGCAACAAATACTAATCAATTCCAATTTTCCGATTGTAACTATGGAGCTTTAACTTATGCTTCAAAGTTTGCTTCATATGGTTCTAGGGTAGATCCATTTATTAATCCAACAGACTACCAATGCCGTAAGAGCAATTATACTGGAAAAGATTATTTTCCTGTTAATTATGCTAATGCTCCAAAGGGAATGTTTTGTACACCGGGTGTTGGTGCAAAGGTTCTTGTTTCATTTTTAGGCGGATCTAAAACTCAAGCAATTATTACTGGTAAGTTACCATTTGCTCGAGAAAATAAAATTATGTTATAATAAAATAAATGGCTGATTCAACGAGTGACAAACAAAGTGATAATACCTCAAGAACTGTTTTAACAAGTTCTGCTGGTTCAATTGAATTTAATGGTGATGCTGGTGGCTCAACATTGTCCATCACCCATCCAAATGGTTCTAATACTGTTTATGGCGAAGTTGCTACTTCCCATTTTAATAGTAATAATGAACAAACAATGACCTTGAACGATAGCTTCCATACAGTTTATGGAGATGCTAGTTCATATACAAGGGGCACAATGGAACATCGAGTCGAAGGTGATTATGTCCAATTTATCGGACCAAGATCAGTTTTTGAAAATGATGTAGCGGGCCGATGGTTTAAAGCATATGGTAATGGTTTAGGGGCACTTAAATCACAATTTGACGATAATCGTGGTGAGTTAACTGCAAATGACTATCCAACAAATACGGTATATGAAACACCAGCCGCAGCGGGTTCAATTACGGTATGTCCAGAATTAAAAGATGGTACAGCTAAGGATAATCAAAATGATAGTTCAAGAGCTGAGTTTGAGAAATCAATGATGGACACAAATACAATCAAAGGCTCACAGGCTAGTCAAAGTGCTCAGACTAATTTGAATAAGACATACGGAAATATTAACTCTAACATGAGTTCACTCAAAAAATCTTTAGGATCTTAATAATATATGGCAAATAATACAGCTACAAGTTCTAGTGCAACTGTACCGGCAGAAGCTAAAGTACAATCATCAGCTTTAGTAAAGGATAAGTTGCAGTCTAGGATGGATGATGATCAGGTTAAGACAGTTGCTCTTCAAACACAAGAAGAGCTGTTACCAATTGAACGAGAATTTGGTGAAGGTGGTGATCATATTGTAATTTGTGGAAAAAATTCAATTGAAATTATCGGAACAGTTCCTCCACCATTTGATTCGACTCGAGTAGATCCAACTGGTAATGTTTTATCTGGTGTAGTTCTTCGTGATGGTGGAACAGTTAAGAATCAGAAGACGTATCCTTTATTTGAAAATATTGATTATACATCTGATGCACCAACTGGTAAAAAGACTATCTTTGCAAATACCTTATATGAAATTAAATCATATGAAACTAATATTGATGCTGCAGCCCATTTACGATTAAATGCTGGCGGTAATGTTAAGATTGCCTCTAGTCAACAGGTTGATCTAGTTTCAGCTTATAATATTAATTTAGAGAGCTCGTCAGTTGTTTTAATCAAGAGTACAGATATTAGTTTAACTGGTAATGCTTCATTTACTGGGACAGTTTCAGTTGATGGTTCTATTATGACTAATGGAGCAATTTATGCTCAAGGTGGTTTTCATGCTCCATCATTTAATGGTCCTGCTGTTATCGACAAAACAAATGGACAAGAACTATATGGCTATGCAGCTTCTGGATCAATTAAATTAACTCTTGGAAAAGGTAATTTGACATTATCTACACCTATTAAGGAAGGTATGACGTCACTCAGTGTCTCTGGTGGCACCCTTGAAGTTACGGCGGTTAATTCAGGTGTTGGTGAAGGATCGGCAGCTTTGATTACAGTTCCGACACATCGACATTATTTTAAACGACTAGCTGGAACACTAGCCGGTAGTGTTTTGGATATTCAAGGCACGATTGCTCCGTCGGTTAATGCTAAGTAAAAAAAAAATAAAAGGTGGATAGTTAATTCTGTCCACCTTTTTTAATAATCTCATTTAACGTGCCAAACTCACGAAATATGAGCTTTTATTCTTCTTCGTATAGTTTTACCTTGCTGTGACTATTAATCAAAAATTGGCCAAATTTGGAGCTCTTAGAATCATAGTCATATGCAATATACTTGTAATAGTTTCTAAAGTCTAATAATACTTCTTCAAATAGTTCAAATGGGCATTCAGCCTTCTTTAATGATGAATGCTTCAGAAACTTTTTATATCCTTTCTCCCATTCATCAGGATTACAATTCATATTTTCTTCATTAAGAAACTTCCAAACATCAGTTTCTAGTTTTGTGAGGTGATAGTATGACATACAGATTTAGCTAAATTAAAGTGGTTAAAATCATGAGTTAAGCAAAAGTCCAAATATTCGTCAAATGATCCATATTCAATTTGAGGCATTGGACTTGCACAATATTTTAGTAGATTGAGAATTTGAGTTCGACTTAATGGTTTATCTTCATCCCATTCAACAACAGAATGGTCAATTTGATCTAGGTATTTTGTATTAAAAAATAATTTTGATTGATAACCTCTGATATATGGCTCGATATCTTTTGACCGACAAAAAATAGTTTGCTTGTCACCTTCAATATTGAAAACAAAAATATCAGATTTGACATCAATTGTATTATTTGCTTGGAATTTATTTGTTATAATAATATCTTTACATAAATGTTTATACTTGGTTTTTCTTGTTGGAATAATGGATTTATCTGTTGATTTTACTTCGATTTTTTTGCCAGGAAATATTCTCGAATTAACGACATCACAGCCAATATCAAACGCTACTGTTCCTTTGAGAACATAAGCAATAAAATATTCTTTTAATCGTGAAACAATAATGTTATTTTCTCGGGCTTTACAAGCTTTTGATAATAATTCATCTTGTTCCAAGCCATTGACAAATGATGAGTAAAATCGAAAATCTTTGGCAAATAATGATTGCAATTCCATGAAGTATGATATAATTATAACATATGAAAACACTTTGGTTTGAAATTGTTGAAAATATCAGTTCAAAAGATCATTTACGTTGGCTAGTTTGCTATCTTGGAAAAGACGGCGAAATGCTAACGCCACCACTAAAGAAGTATCTGGCAAAAATTACTCCTGAAGAATTTAAAAAGTTACATGATAAAACATTTGCTTATAATTTTATCTTTAATTCTGAAGCTTTTAATCAATTGCTAGAAGCTCAAAATCTTTCTTTAACCGAAGAAGATAAAGAATTTATCTTATCTAAGATCAGATTAAAGAAAGAAAATTATGGTGAAATGCCTTCTATTGATGATGGTATTTTGGATGACATTTTAGACCATGCTGAAATTGAAAGAAATTACGATTCAAATATTTTAACAACATTATGAAAAAGGTTAATATGAAATACTGTGTGAGCGAAGCTCCTGAAATGACGAATACAATGATGGCTGACTTTAATACAACTCTGGCTTTTCGAGCTGGTGCACCATTGTTGATCGAAGGAGAAGTTGTGCAGCTTGTTCAGACAAAAGACTATCCAATCTACACAGTAACAGTAGATCTTAGTGGAATGATGGCTGAACAAGGCATGCCTCCACTTCCTCCCGATGCTCCTGCACCACTGAGTGTAATGACTTATGTTATCATCCATGAATTTGCTAACGGTAAGAAGCTTATTGCCGAAGCTGGACCTTTGTTCGGTCCCATGGATGAATAAATAATTTAATAATGGGAAAAGCACGAAATGTATTTGGCGGGATCCGAATTAATCCAGATTCAGATGTCTGGTTTATTTCGGACCTGCATATTCAACCTCATAAACCTCTTAGTTCAAATTGGTATTATCCATCATTAAAAGAAGCTGTACGGAAACACTCTGGTAAACTTCAAATTATTTCATTAGGAGATGATGTAGAGTTTGATCCGAAGTATCCAGAGGGCTGGTCGGGTGCAGTTAAAGCTTATTACGAACTTTTTAATATTGGTGAAGGTGAAGACGTCACCTATTGTATCGTGCCAGGTAATCATAACTTTGGTCTGCCAAAAATTGCGAAACACTTTGGATGCTCTAAGAATATTCTTCCTCAAAGTGGAAACTTCTGTTTCGATGAATCTTTTGTAGATTTTAAGAGTGATGTAGCTTCAGTTGATGATGTTTTCTATAATAATGCTTACTTAGATGACGAAGAGGATGACGACGAATTCGACCCGAATGTATATAAGCCTGGTAATGTCAAAGGTATGATTAATATTGGTTATTCACACTATCCATTTGATCAAACTGATTCAAACTTATATGGATTTATCTGTGGCCACCTACACGGACGAAAAACGGCATTCAATCTGCCTGACGCTAGCAATCCTAAAACATATGATACGTTGGTGCCAATGCTAGATGTAGGCTGTGCTAATGCTGCCGAATGGTCCAATGGTCGCCGTGCATATTTTACAGCTCAAGAAGTTATTAGATTATTAGCAGAAAAGCGTGCACTTAATCCTAAGAAACGCCGTAGAGATTATCGTATTAATGATTCCACAAAGTATTATTATGGTAAAAATTTCAAGGCTGTTTGGGATAAGCCAAATACAGAATATCTCGGCAATGTTGTCGAGCAAATTGAAAATAATTGGAAATAATATATGTTTACAAAAGAAACAATTTTATCAGCCTTGAATGAATGGCTAGGCTATAATGAAGAAGCTTTGAATCATCTTAAGGCATCTCCAGAAGGATATATTGATGTAGTTCAAATTACATTAATCAACGTTGTCTCTAATGTTCGTTTTGTTTCAGCTTTAGCTGGACAACGTGAAGCCTTTGATGAATTACTTGCTGCATATCCTCAACCAGAACAATCAGCATCTGGACTACGAGACTATGCTATTAGTATTTGTGAAAAAGCTATTGAAAAAAATAAAGAATTTATTGAACTTTATAAAAATAGCTTAAATTAAAGACAATATCCATTTATAAAGAAAGGTGATAGATTTAAATCTATCACCTTTTAATATTTTAAAGAGTAAAAGTATCCTGTTAAGGCTTAACGACCATGAAGGAAATCATAATAAGCCATGAAGGAAACCATTATATTTGCGCTTAAGATTCTTAAGGCGCTTTTCTAACCTTTCCGTATCAAGGCCAGCTCTTTTATCGCGTTCAAGCATGTGTTCGATCTGAATAATTTGCTTTTTAGTCTTAGCTAAAAGCCGAAGATCTTCGTCAACCTCTGGGGAATTAATGTCCTCCACATCAGTTAAAACATCATTTACTAATTTGTCCACATACCTAGCGTAGGATTCACCTCGTTCCTGTTCGTCATCATAATCATCATCATAATCATCATCATCATAATCATCATCATAATCATCATCATCATAATCATAATCATCATCAATGAAATCACCGTAGTTACCATCATCCCTAGCAGGTCCCCACAACTGATCACCTCTACTATCACGATACTTGCCAAGATCACGCTTGGCGGGGTTTTCAAGGTCATCGATGTCAGCTAAATCATCGTCGGTGAGGCCACCATGTTCTTCAACTTTTTCACAGAGCATTGCAATGTCTGCAAAAGTTGGCTTCTTAAATCTTCGAAAATGTTTTCTTCTCATAGTTCTTCAAAGCCTTCAAAGTATTGTTCAACTCGTCGTTTGATTGCCTTATATTTACGCTTAAGCATATCAATATCATAGTCCATATTGTCAAGCTCAGTATACTCTGCATCACCAGACGATAGAAGGGCATCGATTTCACCTTTAAGGCCTCTAATATCTTTTTTGATATCCCTCAAGCTACTGTGTTGCTTTACTGCTTCCCAGTCATCCTTAGGAACATCATAAAAGGCCATTTCATCGTCTGGAATATCAAACTCTTCATCATCGATGCCTTCACAAAGCATTGCAAGTCTTGCTAAAGAGGGCCGTCTAACTTTTCTAAATTGTCTTTTTCTCATAATGTTAAATTAGCTATGAATCATCTCTCATCAGTCCCATAGAGGTTGTCGTAATAACCATTATTCCTCAAGTAGTTGTCGTCATCCTCAGCCCCTAAGAGGGTCACATCATCGTCATCATCCTCTTCTTCTTCACGTCTGAAATTTTTATCACGTGCAAAGTCATCAGCATCTAAGTAGTCAGAATTATCTAAAAAGCCACCTTTCTTTAGGGCTTCACGAGTCATGCCAGAAATGCCACTGGGCGATTTAAGCTGCTTCTCAATTGCCTGCTTAAGTCGTTTAATTTGCCCTGCTGTCACACATGCTTTGTGGTCAAGAGTGAACAATTCATTGGTGCCATCATAGCCAAGCTCTAGCGCTCTATCAATTTGCCACTTAAGTCTATCAAGTCGCTTTCTAAGATGTTCAAGTTCTTCCATCCAGTCTGTGGTTCCACCATTATCCATATAATCAGACATTGCATCTTCACGTAAAACGCGCAGCTGATTTAATACACGTCGTATTTTTTTTCGAGTTGTACGATTAAACATAAGATTATTTAGTCAATTAAGAGGTTACGTAAAGCAGTCAATTCATTACCTAAATCAAATAAAATTGAAGAATAGTCTTCAATAACTTTCTTTTGGCGAATTCGTAATTCATATTCTTTTGCGGCTTGGATTTCTTCTGGAGATCGACGAGCACCAATCCTATAGGGGTTTACATTTGGATTAGTGACGTCTTCATCGGAGATATCTAATTGGCGGTTAGCCCGAGCTCTGAGTGCATCGGCGATTGAAACTGCATTATAAGTCTTTCTGATAATCCTTTGTAGTTTGCGTGGCATTGATTTTTCATTATTTCTAGCAAATTGATCTAATTCACGAAGCTTCTTATATAAATCTGGAATAAGCTTATTAAAACAATGCTCAATTCTGTTAGTTTCATCAGGAGTTAACTGAGAAAATGTTTTCTTATGTTTCAGTTCAGCGTAAGGATTATTGGCATTAAATGTTGTAATTGATGCAAGAACCTTATCAAATAAGTCAGCTTTTTCTGGGAAATAATCAGCTAAAACTGATTCATAAAGAGATTCAAAATAAAAAGTAGAGTTTTTCATGCAATATTAAATTCTTGTTCTTTTTTAGTTCCTTTAACTTCATTAATGTATGCTTTTAAAGCAACGAAACATGCAGAAGTATTTGCCAGGATAGCCTGGATACGATTTTTAGTATGAGAAAATTCAGTATCTGTAATTTCTCTAAGTCTAACTTCTTGTTTAAGATGACAGAGTTCAAATACAATATCATCGATATTTTCTCGTACTGATTGATAGTCGGATTGATGAATAAAATGTTTAGTTCTTGAAAATGGTGATAAGAGAAAGTCTCGATTTTTCTTAATGGTAAAACCGAGTTGTTGTAGAGAATTGAGTAATTCACCTAAGCGAATAGCAACTCTCATATAGTCATATTTTTCGCCATCATATGATAGTAACCAATTGTTTTCTAACCTCGCACAATCTTCAATGATCTTGTCACACAAATCTCTTTGGTCTATATTAGGCATATGATTATTTATAATTAAACCCATGGTATTATTAACCATGGGTTTAGTCTTCTATATTGATTTAATTAATGATTACGAATCTTATCTAAAATTTCAGCTGTTCGTGATTCAAATTTATAATCGGGCAAATTGATATTATCAATAGTGATCTTTAGCTTTTCTTTAAGATCTTCGCAACGTTCCTTAATGTCCTTTAAAGATTCTTCTACAATTTCTCTTGTATCATTTTGAATTTCTGGATCGCAATTAGCAAAGGTAAAACTGGTAAAATCACGAAGTCGGTCAAATGGACCAGTAAAAGCTGCTTGAGTAGAATCTCCGAGAACATTAAACATGAAGACATCTAGGCTTTGAATAAATTCTTGCATAGCGTCAAGGTGAACCTGGTCGCATCTGTTTTCACATTCGAGCATATGGTCAGCAAATTCAATAAAAATTGGAAGTGTATTCCAAAGATTAAGAAAGTCTTCAGTAGGAGCCTGAAGATTGAATTCAGTAGTATTATTTGCCATAAATTTAAAAATATTTAGTCGTTGTTTTTCTTATAATATAAAGAAATTAAAATATAGAAGATTTGAATATAAAGAATAAAACCAGTGATAAGAAGAATGTAAAGATATTTCATATAAGATGACAAGGACTGGTAATCTATTATTGTTGCCAGTCCTTGTTTTGAGTATATTTAATGGTTAAAATGAGAAATCTAAACCAATAGAAGCAGTATAGGATACTTGGTCAACGCGAGCAGTACCTAAGGCTGAAATATATAAGTTAAGATTATCTGTAAGTTGCTTATTAATAATACCAGATAGTTCAATTGAAGTAGATCCTTGCTTAGCGCCATACTTGTCCTTATGATCGCCAAAATCTTGGCTAATTAGAGCCTTAATTGAATAAGGAACAGAATCAAACATAAAATCAGAGTACTCATAGCCAGCAGAAATGGTACAAGTTTCAAGGGTTTCTTGATTAAACTTAGTTTGATAATAGCCAAGATTAAAAATGAAGTTATTATAGTTAAGGTCATATAGAGCGCCAAAGGATTCTCCTGAATAGTTATCTAGCTTTTGCTTGCCGTAAGAAAGAACGATATTATTTTGATCATTAATTGAGGCAAAGAAGGAATAGAAGTTAGATTCGAGGTCATATTGATTGAGATCGCCCTTAAGATAGGAGTAGGCGAATCCGATATTGGACCAAGAAATAGCACAAGAGGTACCAGTAGCTTGAATTGTTTCGGAGTTCTTGATATTGACGAAGCTGGAATCAGCTGAAATGGAGACTCGAACAGGTAGTTCTGATTGAACAGATACTAGACGAGAGGTTTGAGTATCCTTATAGGCTTGAACATAATATGTTTGAAGAGAGCTTTCGGTTTTAATTGGCTTAATGAACTGAAGGGTTCTGGTCATATTATTTCTGAATAGATTATGTACGCCAAGAGTAGGGTGAATCTTGACGGGATTGGCTACATTTTCTGGTTCAGATGATGTAATAGTTGATTCAGATGTAGTAATTTCTGGTTCAGTCGTGATTTCTTCTGATTCAGTAGGAACGGGAATCATATCTTCGTCTTCAGCCGGATAGTCTGTAGGGTCGACGACGTCTCCATGGGGATCAACTTCTGATTCTGTGGTATTTGACTTGTTGATCTGTTGTACTTCTTCTTTTGTGAATCCACTTAGTTCTGATGTGTCTGATTCCCAGAAGATTCCAGAGGAAGCATAGGATTGAGTGGCGCTGAGCAGCGCTGCTAATGTAATAATATGTCTTAATTTCATAATAATGTTAATATTGATTAAAGAGAGTATTCTAAACCTGATCCAAAGGAGAAGGAGGAGGCTTTGGAACGGAGTTCTACGGAGCCAAACAGGTAGTTGGAGAGGTTTTCGGATAGTTCATTTTGGATGAATGAGCTGATTTGAATGCCGATTGAGCCTTGATTTGCCCCGTATTGGTCCTTATTTGATCCAAAGTCCTTAAAGAGTTGGATTTTGGTAGAGTTGGAGAAGGAGTAGCCTAGACCAACAGATTGGGTATTGAGTGATTCTTTAGGGAATTTGGTTTGGTATGAGGATAGGTTGAGAACAAAATTATTATAGCATAAAGAATAGAGAATGCCAAAAGAATGGCCATTTTTTGTGTTTAATTTATGTTTTCCGTAAGAAAGGGCAAGATTATTGCGGGAATAGAACTGACCATAGGCAGAGATAAGAGTAGAGTCGAGGTCGTATTGGTTGATAGAGCCGGAAAGATGGGAGACATTGAATCCGATATTGTCATAGTTGAATCCAACGGTACCCCCGATTTGATGGAGGTTTTCTTTATTATGAATAATGGAGTTATTAGAGGAAAAATTGATATAGGGAGAGAAAGAAGAGGAATGAGTATAGTTCAAAAGAGAGAAAAGATGGTTACGAAAAGCATTATGAACAGCAAGATGAGGATAGGTGATTTCTGGTTTAGTCTTAGCTAGGATAATAACAATAGAAGTAGTAGGAGTAGTAGTTTCATCTTCTACAGAAGAATCTAATGAAGAAGATTTAGCATAAATGGTAATATAGTTATCAGAATGCTCAATTGCATAGTTATCGGGCAGTTGAATAGACTCCCAATTACCAATATGAAGAATATTAGATGAATCTGTAGAAATAAATTCAGAACAACCATATACAATAAGAGAATCAGAAGTCTGAATAACAGACCAAGAAGTATTAGGCAATACAAGAGCTGAATAAATGGAACCAGTAATACCAAGTTGAGGAAATTCACCAACATGAACAGGAGTCTTAAAAAGAATATCCTCAGTAAGAACCTCATAAGTCGAACCAGTAGGCAGATAAACAGGATTAGAACTAATACCAGTAACAACAAGTTCTCCATCCGGTAGATAAGTTATCTCTGTACCATTATTAAAATAAATGTGATCAGATGTAGAAGAAGGAAGAACAGTAATATCAGATGCTTGGGAAAGAAGAGACGAAACGAGAGCAAAAATAGGTAATGTGATTTTCATAAGGTATTATGTGTTAAGCGTATTTATAATACCACATAAAAGAGGATTTGTAAATTATAATTTACAAAAACATGAAAAAAGCGGAATTCGTAAGTTATGATTTACAAAATTTACTGTAGAACTCTAGGCTACTATAAATCTGAATGGAATTACCCTCTGACTTTTCTGAATGGAATTATCCAAAATTTTATTTTAATTTTTAATTTTCTAAAATTTTAATTCAAATTTAATTTTCAATTTTATTTTTCTGGAAATTTTAATTTTATTTTTCTGGAAATTTTTCTAAATGAAATTTTTTCTAAA